AAAGGGCGGCTGGGGGGGGGGGGGGATGGGGAAACCCTAACAAAGGGCGAGCGTCACTTGGGCGTCACGGATTGACGGCTGGAGGTGTCACTTGAGAGGGAGAGTTTGTGAAAAACTTCACGGACGGGGGCAGTGACGGCTAGTGACGGCTGGGGATGCGTCACTGTAAGGGCCCTGTTAGGGAGAGAGTGACGGCTAAAAAGTTCAGTAGAGGTGGGGTCTTTCCACACCAAGTACGGGATCGACCTGGGGGCCGACCACCCCGTTGACGTGGGACGGCCGTACGCCCAACGCACCACATATATGGCGGGGCGTAACGACGCGGGGCGTGGGTTCGACAACAGAGGCTACGCAACGGGCGAATGCGGGTGTAAATATGGCAGGTCGAGCGCGTTTGACTGCCAAAATGGCACCTACACACCACGCAGTTGAGACTGATTCTCAACTAGACTAGCCCTACGAAGACCTTCGTACTTCCCACCATAGGAGCCCCTCATGATCATCGCAGGCACCGGACATCGTCCCGACAAACTCGGCGGCTACTCTCCAGCAGCCCTCTCCCACCTCATCCGCTTCGCAAGGCACCGTCTCTCCCTCCTCCCCGAGCCACCATCCATCATCAGCGGCATGGCCCAAGGCTGGGATTCAGCACTCGCCTTCGCCGCTCTCGAACTCAAGCTTCCCCTCACTTGCGCCATCCCCTTCATCGGCCAAGAACGCATGTGGCCCAAAATAGCGCAGGACCTCTACAAAGACATCCTCAATGACGCCACCCACGTAGAGGTCGTCTCACTTGGCGGCTTCAGCGCCGAGAAGATGCAAATCCGCAACGAGTGGATGGTCGACCATTGCACACACGTCCTCGCACTCTGGAACGGCTCCCCAGGCGGCACCGCCAACTGCATCCGCTACGCCAAGCAGGTCTCAAAACCACTCGCCAATCTCTGGCCCGAGTGGCTTCTCTTCACATAAAGACTCCGCAGCTGGGTTCGACAGAATCCAGCTCCGCTTCATCGTTCGTGGGCGCGTCGCCCACACTCATCCCCTTGCTCAAGGAGCATCCCATGTCCGTCACCATTACTTCCAAGCCCTCGTTCTCCATCCTCGCCGCTCGCGCCGCCACCGCCCTCGTCAAAGCCTCGAACGGCACGCGCATCACCTATCGCAAATCCACGCCCGAGAAGCAGTCATGGCTCTCCGTCAGTGGCCCCGGCTGTGGCGGTCGCTCATTCATCTTCTTCGGCGACGCCGCCGACGCCACGCACTCCCTTCTCGCCATCGGCGCCCGTTGCACCGTCTCCCAGTTCACCAAGCGCATCGTGCCGAACACCGACGTGCAGACCGGTCAGGTGTACCAGAACGTGGAGATCCTCGTTGAGGAATGCACGATCGACAGCCCCATGGAGCAGAACGAACCCACCCACGACGCCGTCGAAGAGACCGAGTCCACCGAAGCGTCCGCTGACCTCGTCGCCGCCGGCCACGACATCGGCTAAGCCCAGAGCCTGAGTTAGTCCGACCCCATCCCTAGCACGCATCCGATCCCGCGTTGTTGTGCTATGGTGGTGGGGAAGGACCAACCCAGTCCGCAGTCCCCAACCCAGGAGCCGATGGCTCCAGGAGCCCCCACCATGCCCATCTTCCAAGTCCTCGTCCTAGTCCTCATCCTCCTCCTCTGGTTCATCGCCTGCCTCGCCTACGCTCAGACAGACTCCAATAGCACAGGGGAGACCATATTCGCAGTCATCTGCTTCGGCATCCTCGCAGGAGCCATCCTCTTTCTGTTATGCCTCGCTGGCACCTTCACCCACATCATCGGATGGCCCACCCCATGACACGGGACCGAACCACTCGTATCCTCAACATCGTCGCGCTGGCCCTCGCTGCCTACGCCCTCCTCGCATCCCTCTTCGCCCTCTGGAGACTCCACCAATGAACACCATCCTCAGCACCTGGTCCGAAGGTTGCACCATCGTCACAATCCTCGTCGGAGGCATAGTCACCGTCGCAGGCATCATCGCCGGAGTCGCATTCCACCACAACAAGCGTGAGCACGACCGTGAAGACCTGAAGGCCCACCACGAAATGGAGGTCAAGGACCGCAACGACTACAAGGCCCTGATACGTAACGCCAACCAAATCGACAAGGCTGACAAGTCTCTTGGCGGCCTGGACTCCCTCGCCGAAGCCCACCGTCGGTGGATGCCATGATCTTGCTGGCCCTCGCGATGACGTGCTTCCTCGCCTTCCTTGGCGAACCAGCCCCCTGTGTCCTCACCATCCTCCCACTCCTCACCCTCACTCGCGCTAAAGGAGCCCCCCATGATCGTGCCCAATGCACAACCTATCCGTGACATCCTCGACAGCACCGCCAAGGAGCAGTTCGACACCCTTGATCCCACCACTCCCGCCGCGTACATCGCCGCCAACGCCCAACGAAACTCCGCACCCGACCCTGCCGACGTGTCCAGCAACTCCCTCTCCCCCAGTTCGACAGCGACCCCGGAGGAGGCGGCCAAGTATGACACCATCATGCCCATCGACGCGTGCCAAGAGTTCGTCGATCGTGCGATGGCCGTCATTCGACGCCGCGCTGCCACGCCGGGCGACAAGGTCAGCCGCCCCATGGGCGAACAGAAATGCACGTGCGGCGACCCCTACTGCTCGATGGCCAACATCCTCGGCGGCCTCATTTGCCAGATCATCAACGAGTCGGGCTTCCCCGAAAACATGCGCCCCCTTCTCCTCCAGGCGATCCACGAGAAAGTGGCCCCCGAGGCTGACAACCACATCAAGGACTTCCTCGCTGCGTTGATGGCCGACATCCAAGCGTCCCCTGACAACGACCTCGGCCCCGATATCGACAATCCCGACAATCCCGACAATCCCGACAATCCCGACAACGACGACGACGACGATGACGATGATGACGATGAGGGATGCAACGACGCCGACTGCGGTTGCCACCACAACTGAACCACGATCCTTCACTCACCGTCACCGAAAGGTGGTGGTGGGCCTTGTACCCCTCAACCCCTAGGGGAGGGACCGTCGCTGGCCGCTCGCTTTGCTCGCGTTCGCGGCCAGCTCCGCACCCCACCACCGAAACCACCAGACAGGGAAACCCAACAGAAAGGAACGACGATGTTCATTCTTGAGCAAACCGGCATCATCAGCTACACTCCCACCGGTCCCAATCACTGCGGCCAATCCCCCGCCGGCCCTCGGCAGTGCGGATACGAAATCAAGGTCTTCGCGAGCAGCTTGAACGAGGACGACATGGTCATCGAGCAGGACGAGCTCACGGAGCTGATCCGCAAGACCGTCGAGGAGAACCCGTCGACTACGTGCGAGAAGCTCGCCGAAGCCCTTGGCGAGGCTATCTTCCGCAGCGACGCCGCCAATGAAGAAGGTGAGAACATCGACGGCGCGTCCGTAACCATCGCCCCCGCCGACGGCCGTCGCGTCACCTTCACCATCGGAGACACCGTCCCATGACCGAGACCCAAGACTATTTCGACCCCATCGCCGCCGCCCTCGCCACCCTGCACGCCATCGCGAAGGAGTCCCCCCATGGCTGAAAAGAACCCGTATTGGTTTTCAGGCGGCGAGGCGAGGTCAATCTTGGACCCCGACATTCGCAAGCAACTCGGAATCAAACTGCACCCGAGCATTGAACTGCTGATGACAGCAAGTGATGAACTTTGCTACGCCATTGAAGCGGCGTTCTCCGATGAAGGTGTCAAGGATCGCGTTGCCGATGTACGCGCTGCCCTGGTCACGCTCTCCCTCGCCCGCCAAGCCGACGCGGCGACCATGCCGGCGGATGTGGCGACGCTCGTAGAGAAGTTGGACGACTGGACGCGATCAGACACTTCCCTCTCCTGTCGCAAATACGATTTGCTGCAAGAGGCAATCGCGTACATCCGTCGTCCCCTCGCCCCGGCGACCCGACCATCCGCCCCTGCGGGCGATGTGGCGATGGAGATCGCTAATGTCGTGGCCGCGCACATTTGGGGCGAGTCTGTTGGCGTACCTGGCGAACTTCCAAAGGCAAAGGCGGCTCTCGCCACCCTCATCCGCCCCCACGTCACGGGGGACTGCCCCGAAGCCGACGCAACGGACTACGCCCACCCCGCATGGTGGCGTGGACATAACTACACCGTAGAAGTTTTCTGCCGAATGGTGAATGACATCATCGACGGCAAGAAGAGTTCCAAGGGCATATCGGGCGAGCCGTGGGAATCGACCAAACGACGGCTGTTCGCCCTCGCCGCGACCGCGAGCGGGGAGCAGTGGCGGCCGATTGAGACTGCGCCGAAGGATGGGACGCGAATCCTCGGAACTGTGGTGGGACTGGAGAACTCAACATTGGTTTATTTCTGGAACCGACTCGTCGAAGAATGGCGAGTCCTATTCAGCAATGGACTATGCACTCCACCAACCCACTTCATGCCACTCCCGCCCGCCCCAGCCACGGCGGAGCAGGGCGAGAAAGGCGGTGGTTCGTGATAGGTGATCCGATCAAAGGCATGAAACAGGAGATGGACCACACGTTCGGAGCAGCGGACATCCCTAGGCCTAAGCCCGTCGAGACGATGACAGTCCCCGTGGAGGACATCGAGCAGGTGCTCTACGACCTCAAGGACGCCGCCTCCCTCCTGCGGCTCATTGAGACGGGCGCTATTGTGGATCGCAGCAAGTTGCCGCCCGGCGTCACCCTCGCGATGGTCTCGGGCATCGAGGCTCGCCTCAACAAGTCATGGACCGCCCTCGCTGACTACACCTCGTCAACATCCTCGTCGGATGTGGACCCCACCCATCAGAACCCCACATAAGGATTCCTCCATGCGACGCGTCTACCTCGACATCTCTCAACCCTGCCCCGGCACTCTGTGCAACGTCGGCCACCCCAAGGTGATCGGCTGCGCCATGGGTGAAGTCCTCTTCCAGGCCGGCATCCCCCTCGACCTCCTTCGTCGATACGGCACCACTCGCGAGTTGTTTCAAGTGCATCGCGAGCGACGCAAGCAGCTGCTCCAGTGGCTCGGCATCCAACACTATGTGCCCATGGAATCGTATTCTCACGTGGAGTCCGCGTACGACAGCTTCGTCAAGCTCCGCGCGATGGACCGCCAAGAGCGACTAATCCACTTGGCGGCGAGACGTGAGTCAGCCCCCACAACGCCGGACTCATGGATCGATCCCGAGCACCATCGCGCGGAGCTGATCGAGAACGGCCGAAGGATCAATGTGGAGTTCGTCATCGGCATGGGTCCGGACCCCCTAGTTACAGAAGGAGCGCTGTCGTCATGTTCACCAACGATGGTCGAATCAATCCTGAGTACCAAGCCCGCCGCAACCAGCCAACCGAGCCCAGTGTTGGCGACTGGGTGATCAGCCGCATAAACCCCGAGGAGCTGGTCAAGTACGACGAAGACCCCAACAAGTTCTGGCGCGTCGCACAGGTCCAATCGTCTCGGCAGATGTACTACATCTACTTCAAATCCTCGGTGTCTTGGTTCGACAACGCCGTGGACGCCCTTGCGCACGCTGTAGGCCGAGCGTCGCTCGTCGACAACATCTACATCCGGGCGGACCTCGCTAAGATGACCATCCCTCCATTCGGACACCACACATGACTCCAGCACCTGAGAAGAAGCCTAGGGGCGGTCCGTCCCGCAAGGAACGCAGGGCCCAGCTCGCCAACCTGCCCAAGCCCACGAAGGCCAAGGTCCGTAAGGCCAAGCGGCAGATGGAGGACATCAAGAAGGCCTCCAGCCACCGATACTCGAAGACCGCCAACAAGAACTTCAAGAAAGCCCTAAAGCAGCGGGCCCAAGAGCTCGTTGAACAGGGCGTACAGGACGCTAGGGAGGGGCGGTTGGGGTCCGGCCCGCCGTCCGCTGCGCTGGCGGGCCTCCCCCCTCCACCACACGGGTCAATCGACGAAGGAGAAGACCATGACGTATCAGTTCCCGGATCTGGACAACTTGAAGAGCCTCACGAATCGGCAGCTGACGCAGGTCTGGCGGGACACGGGAGCCGAGAAGCTGTTTGTCCGACAGTATTACGGGTGGGAGAGCGAGGAAGCGCTCAGCCGCCTCCGCCCGCTGAACGAGGTGATTGACGCCGTCCTCCGTGAGCAGGAGGCTCGTCGCCTCAGCGACCTGATGCGACGCGGCGCCCGCCGTTCACAACCTCAACACGTAAGTAGCTAACCCCCTTCCTTCCCCAAAGGAACCCTCCGATGTCTGCCTTCCACCTTATAGCCGCAGCTGCGGCAATCGCGTCGCTCCCGATCAAACCCACTACGGCTACCTCGTCCTCCAAGGAGTTGGGCGTGTTCTCGCCGCCCAAGCCCATCGACCTCCCGCCCGCCGTGCAGAACTACGAACCCAATTACTGGGTAGACCTCGCATCGCAGGCCATGGCCAAGGGCATCTATGACGCGGCGTACTGGTACTGGATGACCGTGGCCGAGCTCGCCATCGGCTCTCGGCCCGTGGCCGACGCCCTCCGAGCCGCGTCCCACTGCCTGGAGCGGTGGCAGTCCACTCAACGATAATCGTCTCTGTTCCCCCTCTTTCCCCTATTTCCATTTCTAAAGGAGTATGTCATGTCCGGTCTATTTTCACAAATCAGTGGCCAAGGCGCCTTCGCGAACGATCGCATCAACAGCCGCGTCAAGCCCCACGAACTCCAACCGTTGATCCTCCGCAGCGACGACGACGGCGCCGAGGTGATCGACATCATCGGCCTTCCCGTCCGCCCCGTGCAATTCAAGAACAAGAAGAACGAGGTGTCGGGCATCATGTCGCTGGTGGACTGCACCGACTGGGACGCCCAGGCGAGCAAGGTCCGCTCGGTCAGCGCGACGCTGAAGAACGCCGCCACCGGCGAAGAGACTCCGGTGCTCGTGGAGATCAAGGTTCTCAAGCTTGGCTATCTCCCCGGCATGGATCCCAAGGCCACCGGAGGAGCGTCGAATCCCGCGATCGCCGTTCCCGCCAAGCAGACCAGCGACAAATCCGCCGCTGCCGCTGAGATGTCCCCCGACGAGGCAAAGGCCCTCGGCGTCACCTCCTAACCAAAGGAGCGTCCAATGTTCGCGTACGAAACAGGGGAAACCCCCCAGCTTGGCGACTTCGTCGAGTTCTGGGACGGCCCAAAGAGGTACGTGGGTAAACGGGGTACCGTTACTCGTGTTGACACCGACAACGCCACAATAAGGTGGACTGAGGGCGCCGCTGGATGGATGCCCAGTCGGTTCCGTCTCATCGGCCGCAAGGAGTCTGCTGTGCCCAACGAATACACATACGCATCGGGTGAAGCGCCCATCATGCGGGACGTCGTCGAGTACATCGGCGACGCAGACACCTGGAAGGGAAAGCGAGGCACCGTCATCGGGATAGGCATAGGCAGCTCCCTAACGAGGATTCGCTGGTCAGAGGGCGGGGGTTTGTGGAATGCCTCCTGGTTCAAGCTCGTCGAGCGTGGGGGCCAACCCTTGAAAGTCGACCCCTATCTCAACACCCAAGTCATTCCTTACCCAACGCTGGAGAACACCACCATGAACGTCATGCCATTCCACGTCCGGATCTGGTCCGTGAATCGCGATCCCCAAACCCTCGCAGTCACCGACGCCACGATGCAGTTCGACGGCATCGTCATCGCCAAGACGCCCAAGGAGGCCGCCAACCTGAAGGCCACCGAGATCATCCGCAACAACCAGGATCTCACCCTCGACGACCTCCGCAGCCACATCACTTCGCTCGGCAATGACGGGCACCTCAACGGCGGCCACTAAGCAAGTCTCCACTCTGCGCGAGCCCTCTTGGCCGAAAGGCCCTGGGGGTTTATTGATCGGTTAGCTGCACTTCCACACTTCCAAGCCAGGCACAGAGTAAGGAGACTCGTGATGTCGATCATTCGACAGCACCGCACGGTTGGCACGTCGCTGTTTTACAGCGACGAGGCGTATTACGACAACAACGGGTTCAGTACTCAAGAGGCCTATTACAGCGGAGTGGAGGACGACTACGACTTCTACACCCACCAGCTCGAAGGTGAGCTCTCGTACGAATCCATCGAAGTGGATCCCTCTCCAGTGGGGAATAACTACGAGTTGAAGGCCTCCTTCGAGTACCGCGAGCCCCAACGCCTGCATGCGTTCCGTGGACACGTGGCGGACCGCATCGACAAGGACGGCCACTTCTGCGGCGAGATATGGGGTCCTATCCCCACCACCATTGATGTGCTGAGGAGGCACCGTCGCCAGCGACCCCGCATGGATTACGAGGCGTATCTGACGGCCCGCGCCGACGCCCTGTTGATCGAAGCGAAGGCCCCTCTCTTCATCACGACGCCCGACAGTCCGCCGAACATTTACGCGACGGAGGCCAAGCCCTCCACCTACCATCCGGAACCTTGGCGAGCCTTGAAGGAGCAGATCCGCCTTCGCCTGGGCATGATCGACGCAACCAAACGACCATCGCCCATCCCCGAAGAGGACCTCACCTTCCAGGCCGCCCAGGCCCTCCGACACTCCCCAAGGAGCCGCTAATGGCCAAGAAGACAGGCAAGAAGACCCGCAAGAAGTCACCCCCCAAGAAGGCCGTGTTCGTCGTCCCCTCCAGCAAACAGGGCAAGTACCCTCAGCTCGAACTGGAGTTCGATGCGAAAAATGAGAAGGGGAAAGATGGTAGTTCGGTCTACCTCTATGGAGACGAGATCAGATCTCGGCAGAGTGACAGTAGTGATACCGCTTGGCCCATCAAGGGCCTCTCAACCGAGCAGGGCTACCTCGTGGGCTTCGCCTCCTGCGGCACCGGTGCCATCGTGGCCACCAACGTCGCACAGGTGAACCAGCTCATCGACTGGCTCAAGCTCTGCATCTCTGAGGGCGCCATTCGCCCCTAACCCCACGCCTATTCGGTAACTCGCGCGAGTTACTCTTCCCTATGGCACGCACTGATGCGTGCAGCTCTTTGAAAGGAGCACTTCATGAAGGTTACGTTCATCAGCAACAGTGGCGACGGTACCCCCCAGACCATCGAGGTTCCGGACGACACCACCCTCGACATCGTTCTTCGTCAGAAGGGCGTCAACGAGGGCCAGGTCGTCATCTCCCACAACCGCCAGCGCGTCCCCGCCGGCAGCGCCGCCCAGACCCGCCTCCAGGACGGTGACCGCGTCGCGGTGACCCCGACGAACATGAAGGGAGCCATTGGCTCCGAGGGCGCTGAGATCCGTCTCGCCGCCTAATAGTCTGCGGTTAGGCAGCCAACGTAGCTCAAGAAGGTAGTACCTGGCCCGGTCGCTCCGGTCAGCGAATCCCCTGGAAGAGCGTCGGACAATAATCCGGTGATGGAGGTTCGAGTCCTCCCGTTGGCTTTGTACGTTACGTTCCTACTTCCACCCCCTCGCTCTAGAAGGAGCACCATATGGAGTACCCTGACAGCCTAAAGCTGGAGGTCCTGACTCCGGAGAAAGCCCTGGCCCTCGCGGGCCGCCTCGTCGCCAAGATCCTCCCCAAACCAGCCCCCAACACCCCAGACACCCCTCAGGGTCTCCCTCGCGTCGTGGAGCACAAGACCACCGCGAAGATGAAGCGGAACATCAAGGCGATCGAGACCGCCCTCGCCAAGGGCGACCTCCAGAAGTTCAACGCGATGGTGATGGAGTTGCGGGCCCAGATGAACACCGTAGAGTGGGCGAAGCTCGTCACCAACTGGACGGCCAAGAAGACCATCGGGACCTCCCCAGTGCGGGATGTGGCCGCCAGCCTCGTCGCCGTCGCCCGCGCGTATCCGACGCACATCCTCAGCGGCCCCATCTACTGGCGCAAGGACCGCAAACCCGACTCGGTCAACGGTCGAGGCGCCATCGCATTCCAGATGTGGAGCCTCCTGGTCGACACCCCTCACATCTTCCTCTACGACATGGACGACCAGGAGTTCGATCTCGGCCCGATGCGCCTCCATTACAACCTGAAGTACCTGCTCGCCCATTTCCCACACTGGGATCCAGGTTACGCTATCAACACGGTGCGGGTGGAGCCCCTGGATCCCTACTGGCCGACTCACAAAGCAGACGTCAACCTCGCCGTTGGCGAAATCACCACCGACCAACCCAGCCACCTCGCCCGGACCCACCCCTTCGCCGCCACTCACAACCTGGAGTGCCACCCGCACATCCGGGGCGGTCGACCCTGCTTAGGGACTGCGCTGCCCGCTCTGGCCAGGGAGCTCCACAGCTTGATGTTCTGGGAAGCCACCGACATCCTCATCGGCTACCTTCAGTCCTACAACCCCGCCGACGTCTTCCGCTCCCTTGAGATGTGGAACGTCCCCGCCTGCGCCAACTGCGGCTACCTCGGCAAGAAGCCCGACGACCGCACCAAGTGCGACATCAGCGGCGGCGAGACGTGCGCCAACTGCCGTTACCGCGAGAACTACGTCGACCTCGACGGAAAGGCCCACGTCGTGACGGTGAACGGCACCCGGTACGGCCAACACTCCCTCCGCGAATGGGCCGCGAAGACGTACGACGAGCCCATCAAAGCACGCAGGGCCGCAGAGGCCGCTGCGATGTCGGTCGGCCTCTCCCCCAACTCCCTTCCCACTGCGTCCCCCGTAACGGAGCCCTCCGATGGCCCGAAGAAGAAAACGCGGAAAAAAGCCCGCACCCCTACCCCGTCCGATTACGCCCCCTTCGAGTACGTCGAACCGTCCAGGGACGAGCCGTTCTAAGGGATACTCCGCTAAAGGTAAAGGCAACAAGATGACACACGGATACAGCTACAACAGCCATGGCAGCTCCGGCTACCAGGTCAAGTCCTTCAGTCCCCCACCCCCTCCACAGCTGAGTTTCTCCGTCTACGCGTGGATGAAACTCCAGTGGTTCTGCCACGCGGCCGACACCGAGGTCGGAGCGTTCGGCATCACCGACCCGGAGAATCCCCTCCACGTCGTGGACATGATTTTCCCACCGCAGAAGTGCACCACGGTGTCGGTCGATTACGACGACCAGGGACTCATCGACTTCGCCATGGACTGCGCGGAAGCCAACATCGCCCCCGCCAACAGCATGCGGGTATGGATCCACACCCACCCCGGCAACAGCCCCACGCCCTCCTCCACCGATGAGGAGACGCTCGCCACTGTGTACAAGGACTCGTCCTGGGCGGTGATGTTCATCCTCGCACGTGGCGGCGCCACCTACTGCCGCCTGCGGGCGAACCCCGCCGACAAGGTGTCCCTCTCGTCGGAGATCAAGGTCGTCCTGCCCACCATCTTCGACTACATGAAGTACACCGAGGTCCCTCTCTCTCACGTCGCCACCTGGGAGAAGGAGCTCAAGGACAACGTCTCCAAACCCGCCGCCCGCGTCTATTCATACACCAGCAGCACTCCTTCCAACTACACGCCTGTCGGCATTGCGGGTCACCGAGTCTTGAAGAAGGGCTACGACGACCTGCCCGCGTACAAGGCATGGATGGCGGATCGAGACTTCACGGATCCCTTCCCCAAGTATCTGTACATGCACTACCCCGAGCTTTATTGGGTGTACTTCGAGCCTCCCGACTGGTGCAAGAACGATTACACCACTGGCCGACCGGAGCCCGCCACCTCAGGCATCATCGTCGCGTCTGAGGGTCCCGCCGAGCGGGTCAAGGCCCGCAAGCTGCTGTCCGCCGCCGAGAAGGCCCAAGACCTCCTCGATGACGACACCCAAGACACCCTCTACGGAAGCTCCGCCGCTGCTGACGACAACGAAATGGCCCGCTTCATGGAGGGCCGCCTCTAGCCACGACGGGCGTACGCTGTGGAAGGACACAGGGCGGAAAAGCTATCCGCAAGCGGGCAGATGCAAGAGGCTGTAAGAGCACCGGCTCTTGGTGCCGGAGCGCTCTGAGCTGTACGTAGCTGGCCGGAAGGCCCCGATCAGAAGTCCCGAGCCGGAATCAAGCCCGGCCCGCCCACCCGCACACCCCCCGCCAACCTGCGGCCAATACTTGCTGCTCCCCTCCACGGAGGGGTGTGGCCAATGCGAGGCGGGGGATTCGCCGGAGTAGCTCAGTGAAGGAGCAACGATTGATCCCCGTTGTGCCTTCCGGTAGAGCGTCGGAAGAACTCCGAAGGTCGCAGGTTCGAGTCCTGCCTCCGGCATTCAGTACCAGACCCCCTATCTAAATCTAAAGGAACCCGATCATGCCCCGACAGACTGAAGAAGAAACGAACCTCCGCCAGAAGCGATTCCGTGACCTCGGCGAGAAGATGAGTCAGGCCTCCTGCGTCGTCATTGGCTGCGGCGCCATCGGCCGCCAGGTGGCCATGCAGCTCGCCGTCATGGGCGTCGCCACCCTCGACCTCTACGACCCTGGCGACATCGAGGAAGTGAACCTCGGCACCCAGGGTTGGAGCCCCCTCGACGAGGGCAAGCCCAAGGCCCAAGTCCTCGCGGAAGAGATCGAGGATGTGAACCCCGACGTCATCGTCGGCACCGTCATTGGCACCTTCAAGGTGAGCCCCACCGCGCAGAACGTAGCGGATACGTACGTATTCATGTGCGTGGACTCGATGGAAGCTCGCACCGAAATCTTCCAGGCCATCAAGAAGGTGGCGGTGGAGGGAGCACCAGCCCACCTTTTCATCGACGCGCGGATGACGATGGAAGCCGCTCGGATTTTGGTGGTGGACAACCTCGCGGCCGACGAGTATTATCAATCCACCCTATTTGCCGACCGCGACGCGCTGGCTGACGGATGCACGACGAAATCGACCTTCTACTGCGCCAGCCTCGCGGCGTCGCTGATGGTGACGCAGTTCGCCAAGCACCTTCGGGGGATCGAGACCGACCGCGACATGACCATCGACCTTCGATCTATGGAACTGTTCCCCACCACCATCGACACGGCGCCCACAGCGGTGTCGCACACGTGCTCGGACAGCAGCCCGCCGGCGCTGGAGACCGCTGCGGTCGATGCCGTCCTGCGTAGCGTGACCGTCTGCCCGATGCCCTAGACCTCGTCCGATTCTTGAGGAGCTGATATGCCGTTACGGGAAGACCTCATCGCGAACGTCAAAACGCTGAAGCGCAAAGTGGCCCACCTCGAACGACTGTTCGACGCGCTGCTTGTCCGTATCACCGGTCTCGAAGATGAGGTCTTCCCGGTCTCCAGCTCCACCATATCAGCGCCGGAGGCTCCCGACTCCCTGGAATCCAGCGTCAGCACCCTCGACGCACCGAGCACCGCATCGATTCCTGACCTCCCGCCCAACGGGCTGCCATTCCTCGTAGCAAGCCCTCTCCCAAACAGTGAGGTGCGAGACGTTGGGGTCTCAGGGATCATGTCCTTAGCCGGCCACGACATCACCGTCTCTCCTGGCACCGTAATCCAGGGTACCCCTCGTGGCCTCAACGTCGAGAACGACGAGGACTCCGATCGTGTATTCAGCTATTACTTCACGGCCATCGGCTGCACCGGTTACGGTGCCTATCTCGCCCACGCGAGGGATCACTACCACCACCACTTGCAGCTACGCCAGATCGCTGGCGCCAACATGGCCCTGTTCCGGCTCGGTGGTGGTGACCGGGTCATCATCAACCAGTTCGACTTCGACAACTGGGCCGCGTTGAACGACAGCATCCGGGTCTATGGATGCCGCAACTTCGCCGCCCTGAACGGCGTCATCAAGGGCGGCCACATCCGCGTCGGCGTCCAGCACGGCGACATGGGCGGAGCCACCTTCCCCGCGACGAATCAGTGGTACCGGAATATCCAGTTCCACTACCGGGGCTCCCCGATGCCGGCAGCCTTCAGCTCCCATGAGTTCGTCGAATCCCTCACGATCGAGAATGTCCACGTCATCGGCGGCCAACGCTTCCTCGACATGGACCAGGAATACCACCCCGCCGTGACGATCAAGGGTTGCACACACAACGGCGTCCCCGTCACCCGTGCGATGGTGGGCGACTCCAACAAGCAGGGCTCCAACCTTCAGGTGCTCCCATGACCCGACGACAGCAGGCGATGATCGCAGTCGGAGCCCCTTTGGCAGCGCTGGGCCTTTGGCTGCCCAATGGGACTCCCGCCGTGATCCTGGTCGCTCTCGGACTCTCTCTTGTCTTCTGGCCAATCCTTGAAGAGTACAACGAATGAACCAAACAGTGACCAAGGTCATTACGCCCTACATCTCGCTCTACGGCCTCTCGTCATCGACGGGCATCGACCCGCCGCCGCCGGAGATTGTCATGGCGATGAGGAAACACCGGATTCGGCGTGTGAAGAACTCGCAAGAGATACTTCACGCCTGGACGGGACCGGTCATGTTGGATGATGAGGGTGCGGAGTTCCAGCGGATTCATTGCGGCGAGGCCACGCAGGACGACTGGCAGCACTTCCGCAAGAGGGTGGGCAACATACCGGGTCTGCCGCCGAACCTCGGCATCTACGGGCTGCCGCCGCACGCGAATCCTTATGCCGAGGGCTGGTGCGATGCCTTCATGCATCAGTTCACGCAGTGGTCAATGCCCGACTGTGCGCTGGGAGAAGATGTTGAGGCCGATATGTACTTCGCGGGTGTTCTATGCAAGCGACAAGTCGCAAAGCACGGCGCGTCCAAGGTTATGCCGGTGCTGAAACTATGGACGATTGGCGCGACAAACGCATTGAATGCGCTTAGCCAAGACACACTCAACTGCTTGGTAGATGGTCTCTACGCCGTTGGCGTGCGGCACCTTCACTTCTGGGAAATCCACGAGGAAGACTACATCCGCCTCTCGATGGACCCACCGGAAAGCCACCCCGAGGCCAAGTGGGCCAACGACTACTTCGGCGACACGTACCGTTTGGACCCGTCGCGCATCCTGCCCGACGCCATCAAGTTCACCGTGCAGCGGTGCGAGATGATTCGCATCGCGTGCGACAAGGCGATGGGGAGGGGGAAGCGATGAGCGACAAGCATGTTGAAGCCGTCATCGCCAAGCATCGGGAACGAGCCGCCAAGGGACTGAGCAAGTACGGCGTCACAACTGAACGCACGGACCTTACGCCGCTGGAGTGGATGCAACACGCCCAGGAAGAGGCGCTGGACTTCGCGGTGTACCTCGAACGGATGATTGCGAACGAACTTGCGCGGATTGGAGGCGACCGATGACAAAATGTATTACGTTTGACGACTTGGAGGATCGAGACCGTGAGATCGCCGACCTCGCGCGGCGGCTGAGGACGGTAGAACTTGAATGTTCGGTTTGCCACCGCAAAATCGACTTATCAAAGGACCTCATCAAGTGCGCGCCCTGCGGAATGGGTACATCAGTAGCTGCGAGGGAGCAGAACCCATGAGCAAGATCAAGAAGTGGACATCAGCCGAACACCGCATCCTAATGTCTCTCATAGCGAGTGGCGTATCGGCTAGGGAGGCCAGCCGGCAGATGGAGCGATCGTGGGACTCCGTTCGACAGTTTGCATCTCGGCATGGCATCTCGTTGAAGCATCGCAAGGGCCGAAAGACCACCACATAAGGGAGCTGTTCCACGATGAACCTGCTTACCAGCACCGCATTGCCCGAGGGGTCGTTCCACTGGCCCCGCGCATACCAGGGGCCCTCGGTTCGGACTCTCTTCGACGAGCCCGCCGGGTGGGAGGGCACGTTGATCACTCCCTTCCACGCCTACGACCAGATCAAAGCGGCCCGCACCGTTTATCCCAAAGCGCAGCTCGGCGTCCTCGGCTGGCCACAGTTCAAGCCGGTTCACCAGGCCGACGACCTCCTCGCAGAGACGGCGGAGGCCTCCCGCATCAAGAGCGTCGTGAGCCTCGTTGACATGGTGTGCCCGGACTGCCGGTTGCCCGCCGCCGGCCACTTCGACACGTGGATGGGGCCCCAGATCGACACCGCCCGACGTCTTGCTAAGGGGAAGCCCGTCATCCCTATCGTCAGCCACCGGCGACGTTGCCCTGGCCCTCAGCACTACCAAGAGATCGGCCTCACAACGATCACCTTGCTGGTGCAGTTCCTGGAATCCATGCGAATCGACACCGTCATCCTCGTTACTGATGAAGTACCATGGATGATGGAACAATCGTTCATGGACCCCTCAGCAGGTGGCACCATCGACGAACAGGCAGCCTTCCTCATTCGGCAGGCACAGAAGGCGTACCCTTGCCTCGTACACGTTGACGAGATCGAGTCGTACCACCTCAACGAGGTGATGATGGCCGCCACCGCATTCCAGGGGGCAATCAACCTGTTGCCTCCCAGACGACAACGAAGAAATAGAGCGGTGACTGCTTCGGTTGATCCGCCTCCTCCTGCGTCGGCGGATCTCCCTCCGCACCCCACCACCGAAGCAATCTAAAGGAGCATGAGATGGCCAAGAGACTGAAATCTAAGAACCCGATGCGTCCCGTACGACGCACTCGGCACTACGCACGAGCGGCTGCCAGGAAGGATCGACACGTAGCCAAGAGCTCGCACGGCCGGTTCCTCACCCGCGAGGACCTCCTCAAGGGCAAGGCCACCCGCCCCGCCACCGTGAAGGTGTACAACGGTCCTCGCCCAGTACGGGCTCCGCGTATCACGTGGGAAGGTCGAAGTCCTCGAATGCTCAAGCCCCTTCGGCCCGAAGACCGACCGACAAGGTCAGAGCGCGTGACGAACAAGGACGTCAGCTTCGACCCGAGCAACGAATAACACAGTGGCCGACCACCGGAAGTCATGCAGGGGCCCATAACCCCAGCGGCGTCGTTCGATTCGACGGGTCGGCATTCCCCCATCTATGACAGCTGGTCATTCTCGGCTGGCAGTCTCCAAGGAACCAATGGTTCCTAGAATAAACGACCGACTTGGAGACATGCACACCATGAACCTTTCCTGGGACGTATCCGGCATCCCAAACCACCGCACCAAGTGCTTCTACAGGGCGAAGCCTGGTGAGCTAGACAACGTGCAGACCGCTGGCGAATCCATTCCGTTGGAGGATGGCCACGGTCGACACCTGATGAAGCTTCGACCGAAGGTCGCCGCCCTCATATGGGCTAGCGCCCAGGTCGGCCTCTCGCACGTCAGTTTCGAGAACATCGAGGAGTGGCTCTATCGGCTCGACGCCTTGTTCGACGCGGGCAACGCCTTCATGTTTATGAATACCCCCGAGGGACGGGTGCCCGTCCGGCTCAATCGAAGGGACCTAGAGCTGTATGTCGGCCTACGAACCTCCGCCAAACCCATCCCCCATCAGCTCTTCGACTCCATCATCCGAGGCCTCCGGATGGCACGACAGGCTGACGCCCTTCTCGACCTCACCAGCCACAGCGACGACGACGGCCTGGACGTTTAGCACCTTCGACCCCGGCCACGAAGATGGCGACCGAGCCAACTACCACGTCGGCTGTGCAGAGTTCGCCCAACGATTCGCCCGAAAGATAGCAGGCGCGTGGTACTCGATGTACTACGTCGGTCCCGAAGCCCCTCGTAAGGAGGCCACGATGTTTGCCGCAGTGATGCACAACGACGGCGACGCCTACACCATCGTCGTCGGCCAGAAGGAAGTCTTCGAGGTCAGCGACACCGCGACCGCCATCGGCGAGTCCTGGGAGGAGCTCTGGGGCCAGCTCCAACAGCTCCACTCCTGCCCCTACGAGGGCTGCACCTACTTGCTGCATACAACCTCCGCTGGTCGATACGGGCAACACAACTCGTATGCAGGCGCTCAGCATTCGGGATTTTACACCGCGTCTCGAAGCGACAAGCATGTGATGATCTCCGACGCCCCAATCTACGTGGGGCAGGACTGGACAACGCTGTGCCGCCTTGTCGACCGGCTCAAGGTCGTCTACACCACACACCAGTTTACCCAAAACGACCCCGGCGGGTACTACCAGCACCTCCAGAAGCGATATCCCGGCGGTTTCTACAGCTACGCCTTCGACCCCAAGTTCGCCGTGAAGCGGAGCAACCGCCAGAAGTCCGCGAAGGTGCGGCGCCTCGCCGACCTCAAGGCCAAGGGCCTCCTGGTGCCCGACCTCGACAAACCCCTACAAGGGATAGACGCGCGACTTGCCCAAGTTGGAGGTGGATACCCCCTCTCTTTGGCAGATTGTGCACGAGGCAACAATCAGCGTCATATCGAGAATGGGTATCTAATCCGCCTTGTGCAGAGCCCATACCTACACCATCGGGTTGGGCATCAACGGTGCTATCACCAGTGGGCGGATTTCCTGACAAACCTCGGAGAGTGGATCCCCACCTACGCGAAGAGGAATACCTTGCGTCATCCTCTCGTCGAGGCCTATTATCGGGAGCTACGACGGTTCAAGCGGATCACGCCCCACCGAAATCAGATCGACCCCTCCTACGTCCCGACACGTACGAAACCCATTTCACCGAAGGACCCCCTCAAGGACCCCCTCAAGGAAACCCTACATGGACGAAGCACACAACGTAATCAGCCCGGCGTCGAAGAATGCGATCACCAGCGCGACGAAGCCGGTGAACATGAACATCAGCGCGGACTTGGGCATCGACAAGCAGGACATGGTGGCGATCCTCAGCGCGAAGGCGGAACGCCAACTGCGGGAGCAGATCCAAGCCGCGACGAGAACCCTGAAGGAGAAGCAGGCCCAGCTCGATCTGACGATCGGGAAGATCAACAATGCGGTAGCGGCCTTTGCCACGCCGTACCTCAACAAGCTCAAGGAACTCCAGAAGGCAGTCATTGAGTTCGGCTTCTCCGTCAAGGACGTCGGCGCGGAATCGGAGCTCGTCGAGACCGACAAGAAGACCACCATCCACACCAACGCGTGGATGAAGTTCTTCGACTCCACCACACAACGGGGCTACGGATACAACAGCGAGCAGACCCTTTCCAAGGGCTTCAGCGACACGCCGTCGACGGAAGTCGTGGCGCTAATCACGGAGCGGAGCGGCTACTCCAAGGAAGTCGAGGGCATCCAGAAGGAGATCATCGGCTTCCGTCAGCAGCTCGCCAACCTCCCCAGCCTGGAACGGCAGGCCCGTGCCCAACTGGCGATCAGCGTCCTCCAGCAGTCCGACGAGGGCAAGAACATCCTCAGCGGGTTGGAGGGCTTCGACGTCAAGGGCACCCTCGCACTGCCCCAGTAAGACCCTGCGTACCAGCGCATCTGTTGGGGCCATCATCGCTTGCCAATGGCTCCAATCCCGGCTACCTCCTTGGAAGTGGGGGTAGCCGCTTCGTTCTTCGTTCATTCCCCACCACCATACTTGTTCGTCTGATAAGGAGCTCTCCATGCCACGTGGCAAATCTGGCTTTCGCATCGTCCCTGTCTCGAAGATCACCGGCCACAGCGGCGGCCTCATCGTCGACGCCCTCAACGCCCTGAAGTCACTCCCCGTGAATAAGGGCGTGATCGTCAATGCACCCTCGACGCAATCCAACAAGGTCAAGGCGTGGCAGAACGCCAAGAAGATGGGCATGGTCGTCACCGTCACCCCGACCAGCGCCCGTACCATGGGCATCTACCACCGCACCTAAGGAGCCGCCATGTTGCTCAGCGCGGCCATCGACAAGGTGCGGCAGGCCGCCCACCAATCGGGGTACGTCACCTACCGGCGGGGCAGTGCTACAGGGTCGGTGTACATCAACTGCTGGCTGAGCGACCGCCTGATCCACACCGTCCGATTGGCGACGCACTCCGCTCGATACGGGCAATGCACGATCTCCGTGGATCCTCGCTTCGAGGAGACGGTGGAAGCCGCAATAAAGGAGCTTCGGGATGCAGCTGCCGCAGCTGTTGAGCCACGCTGAGTGCGTCAAGTGTCCTCTACATAACCAGGGCGTTGGGATTCCAATGGTGGTGGGGATGAAAACGATCGCGCTGCCGACGTCGCTGCCACCTGGGCCAGACGTCCCGGCGCTGTTGGTACTCGGCCAGAACCCTGGACTCCAGGAGGACCGCAAGGGCGAGCCCTTCATCGGCCCCTCGGGGCAGGTCCTCCGAGGACCCTATCTCCAAGGCGTAAAGCTCCACGAGCGGATGTCCATCTACCTGGGCAACGGGGTCCGCTGCTTCACCGTGGGCAACGAGACGCCGAAGGCCAAGCACTACAAAGCGTGCTTTGGCTATAGCCTGGAGGACCTCGATGCCATCCTCACGGTGCACACGAACGCCAAGGTCGGCGTCCTCCTCACGGGGGCGCCCGTCGCGACGGCCTTCTACAAGCACGCGCTGGGGTTCAAGACTATGAACCTCGCCAAGGCCTTCTCCCTCAACAGCAAGCCGCAGCTCTACAAGGGACGCGAGATCGGCGTCTTCGCCGTGTACCACCCTGCCTTCTGCCTCCGCAAGAAGGAGGTCATCACCACCGTCCACGACCATATGGCCCTCGTGAGGTCCTGGTACGACGGCACGATGCCCATCCCCACCTCCCCGGAGGTTGTCGAACCCTTCATGGCACCTCCGGTGCCTATGGCCCCCCTCGCCACCCTTGGGGGTTGACCCTGGCGGCCTCGGCAAGCATGTCAGGCCACACCGTGAAGTGGTACTTGTAGCCCTTATAGCGGCCGAAGCAGTTCATGCCCCGAGCCCGCTCCATTTCGACGGCGGTCTTCACGATGTTGTCGAACTTCTGGAACTGCGGCACTGGCACTTTGTCGTAGTGGCACAGCGCCTCCAGGTACTGCCGCCACCACACCTCGTCCACCTCCGGCTTCGGGTGCCTCGTAGGGTAGGTGAACCGGTCCGGAAAGGGGTGGTACGGCTGGGTCCGCATGTTCGTGTAGTGGTTGAGCTTGGCGTCCCAGACGCTCATCTCCTTGCCGTCGAGGACATCCCACTCCACAGGGAAATCCGACCAGCCACCCGACGCCTTGATTCGCTGCTGGTAGTCGCCCATGGTCCAGCCACTGGGCCGCATGTCCGCGATCTTGGGCCACCTGTCCGACCGCCAGAAGGGGTGCTCGCAATCGAAGACGATGACACCCATCCGAATCGCGCACGGCTTCCCGTCCAGCGGGGTGTCATGGAGCTCCGCAACGTCGCCGTGTACCGTCTGGTCGGCATCCATGTAGATCGCCCGTCCAACGAACCCCGCAGCTTCCGGAATCGTCCATCGAAAAACCGTGAAGTTCGTCGCATGCCCGCCGGCGTAGGGCCGCATATGATCGCGGTTCCGGTTCCACGCACCGCCCCAGTGCCCATATCGGGACTCGTTGGGTTCCATCACGGTCACCTCGACGGGGCGGCTCGCGTACTTCCGGATCCCGTAGTCCATGATGAACTCCCCTCGTCCCCCGCGCTCGTCCGACCCGATGAACACTCGCACCATTTCCATGCCTAATCTCCAAGGAGCACCATGACCGACGATCAAGAATACCGCTTCCTCAGCCTCGGGTCGGGTCTCGTTACTCTATGCTTCATCGTCCTTGTCGCCGGCCTGGTGAAGAGCTGTGAGTATTGCGAGACTTCCTACCGAGAGAACGCTCGGATCGAAGCTGATCTTGTGCAAAAGGGGTTCGTCAAGACCTATCACTATGGAGGCACCGTTTCGTGGGTGCCACAGGACAAATGACCATGCTGACTTCCGACCAGATCATAGCCGGGCACGTGATGGAGCTCCGCTACCTGCGGCTCTGCAACACGCCCTCGAACATCAACGAGCACTTGCCCCTTCTGCGGCAGCTTGCTATGGGTAGCTACCACGTCGTCGAGTTCGGCACCGCTGGAGGGCGAAGCCTCACTGCGATCCTGTTGGGGGAACCGGTCCTGCTTGAAACCTACGACATCGTCAAGAATCCCGCCATTGACGATCTCTTGGCGCTGAACACGAAACGGTTGGGAGAGTGCTACGAGGGTCAACATAGAGCCATCATCGCCTCGACCCTAGAGATTGAGCCGGTATCATGCGACTTGCTGTTCATCGACGACGAGCACACCTACGACCAGGTCTCGAAGGAGCTGGCTCGACACGCCAAGGGCGTTCGGAAGACTATCTGCTTTCACGACACCGTCTCGTACCCCGAGGTGAACGTGGCTATTGATGACTTCCTCAAGACGGAAGAGGGGCTCAACTGGACTGGCGTATTCCACGCCCTTGAAAACAACGGCTTCCGCATCATCGCACGAAAGGACTCCTAATGGACATCGAAGATCGTCAACAGTTCCGGCTCGCCGCCCTCTTCACTCTTGGAGGGCTGCTGGTCGCCGCCACAATCACCATCGGCTGCGTCAAGGGATGCGAGCACTCCTCCGAAGTGGACAAGGCCGCCATCGAGAAGGGCTACATCAAGGGGCCTGGTAACACCTGGGTGATGCCCTCCTCCCCGGTTAGCAATCGCTAACATAAATCCTCGGTGGAAATCCTGTGGGAAATAGGAAACTTGGGCCAACCATGGAACGACGCGGCATCTCCCTGGATCTCGAAACGCACGGCGCCTGCGAAAAGGACTGGCGGGGTCGTCCCCTTCCCGATCAACGGATGTTCTCACCGTTGCGGTCCCTCGTCCTCGACAAGGTGCCGACCGACTCCCTCATCCTGACGTGCTGTCTCACGATCATCGAATCCTCCGGTGAGTCGTGGCTGGATTGGCTGGCCAACATGAAGCCAGGCAAAACCTTCCTGCTCGACCTCTCGCAGCGGTATCACCGGGAGATCCTCCGGTCGTGGCTCCGCTGGTCGAACGTCATCTTGGGCATGAACATCGGCTTCGACATCCAGTACCAGCGTGTGATGAGCGATTTTCGGTGGCTCCTCGACGGCCGCCATACGATCATCGACGTCGCCGTCCTCAACTACCTGCACAGCGAGCTCCGTCCGGAACGGTCCCTCAAGACCCTGGGTCCCGTGCTCGGCACCCACGTCTATCGGCAGTCGATCAAGGACGGCCGGTTCAAGAGTCCCAAGGAGGCGAAGTTCCAGGAGTACGCCCTTAGCGACCCGCACAACACCGTGCTTAGCGGTGGCGCCTTGGCCAGCCGCATCCGCGAGGAGTTCCGAGGCACCGACAAGCTCTCGACCTTCTGCGTGCAGCACTACTCCGACGCCCTGTGGGCCTGCATCCGAATGACGGAGGCCGGCATCCCTATGGACATCGACAAGCTCCTCGCCGAGGAGCAGAAGCTGCTGATGACCACGAAGGCCATCGCTCGCCGGTGCCGACGCAAGTACAACCTCGTCCTCGAAGGCGAGGGCTCCAACAAGTCCAAGGACGCCTTCATCAACCACGTCTGTGACGTGATCGACACCCTCAACGGAATCCCCCCATGCCCGCTCCAGACCCTACCGCCCGAGTCCACGTCGTCAACCACCTCAGCTTCGCCGACTGGTTCACACTCCTCTCCATCTTCATCGGACAGCTCCTCATCTGCCAGTTCCTCAGTAAGATCGCATCGGCTATTGAGGCTGACCGATACCACGAAGAAGGTGGCGTTCTCCGTGGACAACCGCCAGCTGCTACTCAACCTGCTACCGCCTACGCACCCGCTGGCTACGCCACTGCGTCTGATTGGGATTCACACGACCTCGCAGAAGCTGTTGTCAACCTACACCTACAAGCTGTTGCGGCATCATCGTCGCAAGGTGTGGGACAACCGTGAGGTTCTTATCCCCACCACCATTCACGACCAGCTGTCGAAGGGACTCCCATGGACATCGAATCAATACACCGGTACAAGTCCCCAGCCAGCGACCCTGACATCCTCAGCATCACCTGGGTCGAGGCCAAGCCCCTCGGCGTTAGATACGAGTGGTTCATCAAGTGCCTCACTGCCCTCCTCCAGCGAGCCCGTGAATCCGTCAGACCCGGCGTCGATCCCCTCGACCCTCAGTCCGTCGCCGCCCTCGTCTGTGCGGCCCACCAGTACGCCAGCGCCTTCAGCCGGCCGGAAGAAATCCCGACACTCATCGCCGAAGGGCACTTGCCCAACCTCACTCTGTGCGCCCAAGCCTGCGGCGTTGACCTGGTGGTACGACAACACATCGTCGACCCCAACGGGCCGCACCCGAACGGGGATAGCGATCCCGAACTGGATGCTGATCCCGACGCACCCGAAGGACGGGGCGGGTGACGCCGGCGGCACCAAGCAGGGTCGCATCACCGCCAAGTCGGCGGCCCAGCCCCAGACGTGGCCTCCCCTGATCAAGAAGTGCATCAGATCAAGGTTCCCGAACGGCCGCCTCCTATGGAAGGACCTCTCGCAGATCGAGCCCCGCATCGCCGCGCTCAAGAGCGGCGACGCCTCCATGATCCGTGTCTTCACCGGCGGTGGCGACTACCACGACGACACCACGATCCAGCTGTTCGGCAAAGACATCGTCAACCATCCCCACTACCGAACTGGGGACATGCGCGTCGACCCTCGGCAGTGGGGCAAGACCGGTGGCCTCCTCATCCTCTATCGCGGAGGGTGGGAGAAGATGCAGCACACCATCCTCGCGGACTCCGGCATCCTGCTGCCCGACGACCTCTGCCAGCGCGTCGTGAAGGCGATGCCCACCATCCGGCCCGGTCTCTGGGAGTGGCAGGAGCAGACCATCCGCCTCGCCCGCCGGGACGGCTACCTCATCGAGCCCTTCACGGGACAGTCCCGGTACTTTATGAACCAGGGCCGCAAGTCCGAGGACTGGGACGTCAACGAGATCGTCAACTTCCCCATCCAAACGTGCGCCGGCAACGTCCTCCTCCAGATCCAGATCGCCGTCGCCCGTCGATTGCCCTCGCTCAACAGCCTGGAGCCCCATCTCCTGATGTGCCACCAGGTGTACGACTCCATACTCTTCGACTGCGCGACGGAGTTCGACGTCGGCGAAGCCAAGCGAATCCTCGCGGAAGCGGTGGAGGAGGTGGCCACCGTCGGCTACTGGCACATGCTGGAAGAGCATTACGGCCGCCACGTCCCCCTGAAATACGACATGAAGGAGATCACCTTTGATCCGATTCACTGACTTTGGCACTGAACATGAGCTATGGAAACAGGTTGTTGTCGCCGCTATACATGCTGGTAGGCCAATCGCTCTGGCCATAGAACAAGCGGACAAAGCCGTTGTCGAGTACCTTGCTAGGTGGGCCAGTGTACAATCGTGAATGGTGCGAACGATCACCGTCGTCCAGGACACGAGGGAGCAGCGACCCCTTACGTTCCCCGAACATCTGGTGACGATGGCCTCCGACCAGCTCGGCAAGCCGGTGACCGTCCGGGTCCAGGTGGTCAAGCAGACCCTGGAGACCGGTGACTACCTCCTGCGGGGGTTCGAGACCCACACGATCATCGAACGGAAGGGCTCCCTTGATGAGATCGCCACCAACTGCCTCAACCGAACCGACCGAGCCCGCTTCACCAAGTGCTGTGTCAGGCTCGCCGGCTCCTGCCGGGATCCCTGGGTCTTCCTCGAAGGGTGTCCCACTTCCCTCCTTGGGCGGGACATCGTTGCGCGGTCGGGTGCGCTGGGTGGGGTGGCAGTTGACGCCCTACTTCGGCTTCTCGACAGCCACGGCATCGGCCTCATGCTCCTACCTTGTGGGACCAGTAACCAGAGACGGGCGGCTGGAGAATGGGTGCTGAGGAAGCTATTATCAGGAGCCCTAGCAACCCCCGAACCACGGGTGGTGCAGGTGGGGCCTCAGATGGACTTACCTTCCGGGGGGATTGAGGGTGGCACAAGCCGAGTTCCGTAACCTTTTCAACATGAACCAGCCCGCCGTGGGCGTCGCCGCAGGGGCAGTGGGGTCCACGATCGCAGTGTGCAACCTCAGCAGCTCCGCTCTCAACACGCCCGGCGATTCCGGCATCGGCGATCCGTGGGCTGCGTACGCCGCGCTCGACGGGGAGCAGCAAATCCTCAGCTCCGTCTCTTCGGAGTCCGGCGTCTTCGAGAACATCGCGGGGTCGGTGCCCAACCACGCCAACATCCGGCCGATCATCACGCCCTTCGGACAGTACGCCAACTTCTACCACATCTGGAGAGGGAACGACACCGTCACCACGGCGCCACGGATTCAGGTCTTTGGCCGCGTGAAGAAGCCCCTGCAAGCGGCCGGTGGCCTCCAGCGGTGGCCCAACGATGACGATCCGGACTTCCCGAACGTCGTGGACTTCTGGATTCCGTTGCTGGAACCCGGAGAGACCAACCACTACATGGAGTTCGGCACTGCGGCGGCCGGTCGCTACACGAACCGGATGTTCATCAGCAAGCCTCGCTACGTGTACCTCCAGGGCGTGGAAGAGATCATCGTGATGATCACCCAGGCCGCCGCGTTCAGCGCCACACAGCTAGTGACCATGAGCTCCGGCGGCTCGACTGCCACGTTCTTCAGCAGCTCATCGAGCTCTGCCAGCGACGCATCCTACGGCCTCATCGGTGTTCAGCTTTCGGGGTAAGGGGGATCTTGATGACGCGCACCAATGACATCGTCCGTCTAGCCCTTAGCGACCGGCTTACGGTCCTCGGACTCGTCCTCACCCTGCTCGCGGGAATGGGCTGGCAGTACCTCGCCAACCGGGACCAGCTCCTCCTCCAGGGGCAGGAGATCGCGGGGCTCAATGACTCCGTCAAGAAGCTGGAGGACCAAGTGGATAAACTATCTGGGCGGATCTGGTCGCTCGAAGTGACCGGCACACCTAGCACGGCTGGTCGGGGAGGGAACAAGCCTTGAATGGACCACGGACACTAACCCTTTTTCCAAGGAAGCACACCCTTGAACGCGACCTCTTTCGCTGGATGCTGGTTATTGGCGGCGTCATTGTCGCTGCTGTGGTCCTGTCGGGGTGCGTCTCCCACAGCCTCACCCGAACCAAGGACTCCACCAGCCCAGACGGCACCGTCGAACGAAGCTTCTTCGGACTCAAGTACCGAGACACCAGACCTCTCGGCGACACCGTCGGACCCCTCGCCGGAGCCGCAGGTACCTTCCTCACCGAGTCCGGGGGCTTCGGGTTCCCAGGACTCTCCCTCCTCGGGACGGCCTTGGGCAGCGTTGCCGGATGGATGGGACGGGGGAAAGTCCATACAGCGGCTGACCGTGCATGGGACGAACGGGACCGTCAGATCAGCCATACTCCTCCCATTGTGGTTATGGCGAACCCTGGAGTTCCTGGGAATAACAGTGCTGTCGTGCCTCCTGGTGGCGTTCCTTCTACCTAAAGCAGTGGCGTGGTGGTACCGTGTACCAGTAGCTAAGTGGAACAAGTGATCGCGTAGTTGGGGGGATTCGGGGGGATGGCGGGAAATCTTGATGGGGAAGCGCACGTTCCTAACAGCGTCGGCACCGAAGCCGGCAGCTGCTTCGTGTCCGCCAACACCGTCGCTGCTCCGACGTCCGGAGAGATCCGCACCGTAGGCGCGTGGATCTACACCACCGCCGACGCGGCGACCTTCGAGGGCTACAACTTTCAGATCATCGGCTGCCGAACGAGGACAACCACTGCGTCGTTCTTCAACACCTTCACGTACGCGTTGCAGGTGACGGCGGCTGACGGGCTCTTCAAGGTCCGCACGGTCATCGGCAACAATCCCATACAACACTACAACCAGACGAGCGGCGGAGCCGACGCCCCCTACCTTCCCTTGGGTCGGGGCATCTACGTCGCTGCCCAGTTCAACACCAACGGCACCAACACCCCCAACGACACACCCGTGTACTCGGGTCCCGTCCTGACTACGCTCGCCCTCGACGGCGCAGACACGCCACATGCCCTCTCCACAGCCGCTCGACAGGTCTCCATCGGCGGGCCAGCTGGCACCGGCTCGGGCGGCTCTGACCTTGCGTTCTTCCCTGGCCGTATTCAGTGGGCCTACCACCACCCCGGAGCCCTGACCCACGCCCAGCACCTTGCTATGGCGGCTGGTGTATCCCCACTCCAGTTCCTTACACCGACGTCCAGCGACTGCTGGATGATGGATTCCAACTCCGGCCTCTTCGTGAACGCCACCGGAGGCCCCTCTGGTGTCCTCTCCGCAAGCGGCAACGCCGCGTACACCGCGAACTTCGTCCAGCAGCGTGTCCTCGGCGTCCCTCGATCCGGACAGACGCTCCAAGGCCGCACCGGGCGCGTCTTCTACCCCGGTGCCTCCCGCGTTCAAGCCTAGAATCTCCACCCTAGGAGCCCCCACATGGAACTGCCCGTGCTTGAGCCCCCCATCCCTCACGGGAGAGGTAAGGATGCTCGTCTCTTCTTGGAGTTCTTCGGCATCCTTCCCCGCGTGCCCCATCTCCGCGCGTCGGACTGGGACCTCGCCGGCGACCCCTTCATGTACTACCTCACGCGCCGGTTGTCTCTGACGACTGCCCTTAGCACCTCGAAGGCCCTGGTCGGCGGCACCTGGTTCCACAAGGTCATGGAGAACTCCTTGATGGAGGGATGCTCTGGTGGTGGGATCTCCACTCTCTGGGGCATCCGCGTCGCCGAACTACGCGAGACGTGCGCCCGTCTCCACATCATGGGAGAGGCTGTTGAGAAGGTGATTGCCGAGGAGAAGCGACGCTACGAGATGGCCCGTGTGTGGTGGCAAGCGTGCATGGACGTCCACATCTCTGATTCCATCGGCACGCTCTACAACTTCCTGACCCAGCCCCACTTGAGGATCCTCGCGACGGAGCTCCACCTACGTGGCACGTTCAAGGGTCGTCACCCCACCCAGCTCAAGAAGATCGACTACACGGGTGCCGCCCAGATCGACCTGCTGCTCTACCACACCGGCATCAACGTCCTCTACCCGGTGGACTTCAAGACCTGCGACATGGTGCCCAAGGTCCGCCTCGCCATCTGCCCGCAGGAGATGCAGACCCACCACTACCCCGAAATCGTGAACCAGAACCTCCCGAAGCTCATCCGAGAGTACGGTCTCGACAAGAAGACCACGGTCGCCGGGATGATCCACGTCGCGGTGCAGAAGCCCTCCATTGAGTTCGGCCGCAACGACCGCCTCTTCACCTCGACGGAGCGGACGATCACCCGTGGCCCTCGCAAGGGCCAGGTCGTCATCGACAAGGAGTATTACGGCGAACCCGACTTCAAACTCTACCTTGAACGGTGCCGCCAGTGGTACCAGGGCGAGGGCGACTACTCCCACGAAGCCCCCAAGCGTCAGGGCAGCAATGCCCCGGTGAACATCTCCTTCATGGATGCCAAGTGGATATCCGCACCCGAGCAGCGGGCCGCCTACCGCGAGAGGCTGGAGACCCTGATGCACCTCAGCAGGCGACCGCCGACGCCCGAGCGATTCCCCCAGCGCGGGGACCACCTTATCCAGTACGGAAAAGAGAGCCCGTGGCTCCCCTTCTACGTGTGCCCGGTCAGTGATTGGCCTACGATCATGGCTCAGAAGGGCATCGTGATGAACCCCCGTGACCACGACGAGCCCTACGCATAAAGGAAAGTGGTCCGTCGCGTCTCACGCTCTCTCTGCGTTCGCGTGAGCCCCTCCGGCCCCCACCACAGGAACCACACATGGACCCCGACACCTCTCTCGGACAACCACCCATCGTCGCTACCCCCCAAGCACCCCCGCCCACAAAGAAGAAGACCTCCTCGAAGTCGAAATCAAAGACGAAGTCCCCCACCAAGGAAGTCGGCTTCTACGTTCCCCGAACTCTGTACGAGTCCTTTCTCAACGAGGTGGTGCTGCCCATGATCCAACAGATCATGCTGGAGGCTCGGCCGCCGATCGGCTCGATGAAGCACCTGCACGAGGCCTTCTGCGCGGAGGCGAAGTGCCAGATCTCCTTCACCATGTTTCGTGAATGGCTCACCACGTTGAAGGTGGAGACCGAGACCACCATCCACCTGAAAGTGCCTGGCATCGTGGACGGCCCCGGCACCCCGCATCTCGCGGCATCAATGCCGCTGCCGAGATCGTTGCAGCCCCCGACCATGGGGGCGATGATGGGCGCCGACAACTCCCAAGAGTTCCACGACTTCGAGAACCAGCCTCCGATGGCCGCTCCCGCCGGACCCCTTGGGGACCCCAAGTTCGGCGGCATCAACACCTCCTTTGAAGGATGACCATGCCTCCTGCACAGACGCTCGCCGCTGGCACCTCCGTGACCCAGAAGTACCCAAGCCTGGGGTTCACGGGAATCCAGATGCGATACCCCCTCAACAAGTTGTTCGGGATGATCGTGGGCCGCTTCTCCTCTGGGAAGTCCACGCTCTTCCAGAGTAACCCCGAAGCCTACATCATCAACAGTGACCTCACCTCGACGGTGGCCGAGCCCCTCCGGGCCACGATCTGGCCGGGCGTCTCCCCCTCTGGGGAGCCGATCGACGCCGACAGCAAGCCGATGCAACTCACCCATCAGCGGGTCCTCGACAAGCTCAAGCTGCTGGAGGCCCTGTCCAAGGAGAACAAGCCACGACCCTCGTGCGTCGTCTACGACACGATCACGACAGAAGCGGCCCTGACCAAGGCGTGGATGGTCGAGAACGCCAACTCCCGTCGACAGGACAACAAGCCACCCATCACCCGATGGCGGGACCTCCACGGCGAGACCGCGTGGGACGAGCTCTACGAGAACATCCTCTTCACCTGCGCGTGGCTCCGGGGCCTCGGGTACGGAGTATGGCTCCTCATCCACCTGACCGACGACGTCATCCGGCTCAACGATGCGGAGACCATCGTGAAGCCCAAGCTTTCATTGCCCGACGGCTTCATGAAGCGAGCCGGCCCCCTTCTCGAAGTGATTGGCCTCGCCACCAAGGAGGTGGAGCAGGAAGTCATCACAAAGAAGGAGGACGTCCTCAACGACAAGACCGGCGAGAAGCTATACACCAAGGACGTCACCATCACGGTGCCGAAGACCCGGTACTACGTGGACTTTGACAATCCGAAACTCGCCGGTATCCTCAAGCCTCGCGCTGGAGCTCGCGGCCGCATCCCTCTGTCCAAGGAGGATCCCTGGGGCGACTTCGAGCGAGCCTACAACTCCTCCAACTAGGACCCAACTATGGCTCTGAAATGGCACCGTACGATGATGGTCCGCGTCGAATATCGACCCCTTCTAGCTGATAGCGACGCAATGATGAAACCGGGTCATACCTACAACGTGGTGGCCCACGACGTCGAGGATGCAATCAACAAAGTCAAGAGAGACCTCGCTCGTAGTACCCCGAGTACCAAGTTTGAGCCTTACATCCAAAAGGTCGAGTATCTTGGCTCCGTCCTCATCGAAGAGACCGAGCCCTCCCCCGAGTAACTACGTAGTCCGGACAGGGTGTCCGGTGATCACCTTTCTGAAAGGAACCAGCTCTTATGCCAATGACCGACAACGAAACCATTTCACTCTTCCAGGCCCTCAGCGCCGGCATGGAGAACGTCAAGCCCGACCAGGGCGGCGGCGGCAACTGGCCCGCGAACGGCACCTATGAGTGCATCGTCACCGAGCTCTCCCTCAACGCTGGCGACGACGTCACCTTCGGAGCCAAGGAATCCGGTATGCCGGGGTTCATCATGCAGTTCAAATACCTTCGACTCAAGGACCCCAACGCCGCAGGCGGCGCGACTCCGGTCAATGGCGAATACTACCGGTTCCCCAAGCCCTCGGTCGACCTCTCGAAGCTCACCGCTGGCCAGCAGCAGAACCTCGACATCCTGAAGCAGAAGCTCGCGGGATTCATCGTCGCCATCCTTGGACGCAACCCGTCCAACAACCTCGGCGCCGACATCCTCGCTCTTCAGAAGAAGCTAGCGACCGGCAAGGTTGTCTGCGAGATCCGTTTCAACGAGAAGGAGTCCGGTCAGTACACCAACCGGGACAGCTACTGCGTGTCCTGCTTGAGCTCGTGAACCATGGGCGGCAAGGTGGTTATGGCACAATGGCGAGTGCGCCGGAGAGATAGAGATCCGGAGGTCCGGGTTCGAGTCCCGGTAGCCACCCCGCCCACCTGGGTGAGGACTATGGATAATCAGACGACGGTTGGCAAGGGGCCTAGGCTACCCAAACCGTAAAAGTTCCCATAGTCACCTGTAAGGATCCGTCTCCGACCTGCGGTTAGAATCCCGGCTCGCCCATTTCCCCACCACCAGTTCGTCGCTACCTAACCGGGGCGGCGAACCCTTCAACACGTAGCCCGGAGTGACGCATGAATGCCCCGCAAAACTTCTACCCCGTCAGTGAACCTGGGGACCAGCTCCTGTTCCCCTGGGTCCATCCCGGACTCCTGGTCCTGCTCGGCCCGCTTGCGCCTCAGGCCCGACCGCCGGCTCGCGATCAGCGTAAGCCTCCCGAAGAACGCCATACTTATCGACTCTCCGAGTCTCTCGGGTAAGGCCAGCACCTACATCTCGCGGGGCGGTATGGGCCACTATCTTCACCTACGGCCAGGCGACGTCGACGACACCGCGTGGATGGCCAGCCTTCTTCGGGGGTTCGGAGGTCTATTGAGCAACGTGTCACGAGTAGAGCCCGATGTGCAATACAACGTCCAGCGACGAGACCGTGCTGATGGGATCTGGACCCGGTTCCAGTGCATCGTCTCCAAGGCGTGGATACGCAGCGCCGGGGTGGTTGCTCCGGGTCACATTACCCCTCGTGCGACGACAGCAATGATCGACAAGACACAAGATGGCATCTTCGTAACGGTGGCCCTATGAACACGCTCCTCTTCCTGTGGGACAACTGTCCGGTAGTCTTTGTGCCCCCCTTATTTCTCATCCCCTACCTCTGGTGCGCTATCAAGGACGGCCGGAAGAGTAAGAGAGCTCTATGAACATCACAGCGATTGAGGTGGTGGATCCCCGAGGGTGGGAGCTGAGGCCCGCGTCCCCGAAGCGGGAGTGGATGGACGCCGTCCCGCACGGCAACGCGTACCGGTGTCTGCCGCTGACGATGGCCAACCACATGGGCTGGGTGATCACCTGTCCCACGGGGTTCGACGTCATCTGGTCCGGCCGCTGGGGATCGAGAGGGTCCCTGCTGTTCGAGTTCGAGGACGAGTCCTACGCCCACCAGATCTCCGGGCACTTCGGCTCGGGCATCGTCACCTTCAACGTGCCGTGGATGTTCCAGACCGACGTCGAGGGCGTGGGCCTCTGGGTCACTGGGGCACCGAACTTCTACAAGACCAACATCCACCCGCTCACGGGGTTCGTGGAGACGTGGTGGCTGCCCTTCACCTTCACGATGAACTGGAAGATCGACGAGCCCCTCCGCCCGGTGTCCTTCCGCAAGGGAGACCCCATCTGCTACCTGACGCCCTACGACATCCGCGCGACGCAGGCCATGGTGGTGGGGAAAACAACCCTGGCGGAGGCCCCGCGTCAGCTGCGCGAGAAGTATCAGGAATGGACCCGGAGCCGCGACGGCTTCAACCGAGACCCCCGCAGCCGGGAGTTCGCGGGGCAGAAGCACTATCTCCGAGGCATCGACCACAGTGGAGGCCAAGCATCAACGCACCTCACTAGCCTCAAGCTGCCGTCATTCTACCCGGAGCCATCAGCCCTCGTCGAAGTCGAAGGAGGGAGCAATGGGGTTCCAGTTGCTGACCCCAACCAGGACACAGCCGGGCGGAGTGACGAGCCGGAAGCACCCAGCCGGCCGAATCTGGCTGGCTAATCCCTGTCGGGCTAACCCGTAGGGTTTACTCTTTTTGGCCGGACGCTTGGTCGTCGAGCGGGGCTTCCCTTTGGGGTATCCCTTTCCCGCAGGCTTCTTCCCTTGTTTTGGCATGGCACTGACTCCCCCCGCAGCACGCCTCCAAGAGGCAGCCGCAAACCCCGCATTGCGTGTGACCGTGAACGTCGATTATACGGGTGGAGAAGCAGAAAAGGCAATGGTCAGTCATACGCTCGAAACCCCTCTAACGAAGTAAGGATATCCACAGATGGAAAATCTTCAGCAAGGCAAGCAGCTTCTTGACGCCGTGTCAGCCCACGTCAACAGCATGGGTGAGCTCGCAGTCGCGCTCTTCAGGAACAAGCAGTACAGTGCTGCCTCTCGGCTCATGCAGATGACGACTCAGATGCTCGACGTGCAATGGCAAATACGACATGTGGTAGACTCAGAGGTCAAACGGCAAAATAGGGCTCAGGAGGCTACAGCCTTACAAGCTCAGCCGACCACTGCGGCCCCTGCCGCATCCGAGAAGGGCGTGCCACCAGCGACTCACCCAGGATGACCCCCGAGCCCCATTGGCTGGAGTCCTTGCGGGCCATGTACCCAGGCTTCTTGGGTCCCATCGTTCCGGGGTTGGCGTACCAGTAGGCCAGCGGAACTTTTGACGTGAGAGAGACCTGCGTAACCGGTAGAGGCCGGTGCGTATGGCCTCGGATTCCGAGCCGGTGCGCGTGCCCTCCGCAAGCGTTGGACATCTGGATACACTCCGTCCGATCGCTGCCAGCTTGACTATCGAATCCGTGGTAGAAGATGACCTGACCAAGCTCATAGCACCCTTCCCGTCCCTTGACATAGGGGATTTGTTTCCAGCGTCTGAACTCAGAACCCCAATCGTAGTCGCGGTTCCAGTGGACCGCTTTCCTCAACGCCTTTGGCACCCGTCTCGGATCGGGTGCCTGGAGATTGTCATCGTGGTTGCCCAGAATCCATACATAGTCGCACTCACCGCCGCATACATCGCGCAGGCTCAGGAGGTACTGGCCGGCTACGGCGTACTCCTCGGTTATATCCAGCGCGACATCCCTGGGATGTACGCTGGCTGCCTCACTCTCGAAGAGGTCGCCCAGAAGCACGAAGACCTGGGGCTTGAACTCTCGAATCTGGGCCAGAAGATTCGCATGTGCGTCAACGTCGTGGTAGGGACAATGCACACAGCTGATGGCAGCAAACCGAACGACACGCCCGTCCCTCATTCCCCACCACCAATCGGTGGGGTTGTCGGTGACTGGGCACCTACACGCGCCGTCAGTGAGAACCAATCGGTAGCGGGTGGTGCAGCGCCTCCCACGTCCTCCCGTTCGATGTCGGAGGGGTCTAGCTCCGCCCAGTAGAACTCCAGGGCGACGGTGTCCTCGTGCGCCACGAACTTGTGGTACTCGCCTGGCTTCACCGTGCAGCTGTCCCCCGGCTGGAGCACTGTCACGTCAGTCAGCGAGTAGTCGTTCTTCCACACATGCACCGCCAGCGTGCCACTAATGACGTGGAACTTGTTGTACTTGTGAAGGTGCCGGTGCTTGGAGCAGTAGGCGTGCGCCTTCGCGTGGATGAGGTGGCACTCCACCCCCTGGTTGATGAACAACTCTCGCGTCTTCCCCCACACCTTTCCTGCAATATCCCCCATAAGCGGCGACTCCTATCAATCGGACGAAGCTTTCTGCTGCGGCGGGGGCGTTCCCACCGGCAACCCCGTGTAGGGGTCCTTGACCTGGAAGCTCTTGAACGGGGCGAACGCCATGGCGCGGATCTTCTTTTCCTGCTCCGCCTTGATGGCCATCTCCTTGAGCGTCCGAAGTGTAGCCGCGTCAAGGGTCACCGTTTCAGGTCGTTTTACTATTTCCGAGCGCCGTCTCGATGTCTCCGCCTCGATGATCGCCGTCTTCGTCAACCCCTGGTTCCGAGCCCTGGTCGCCACGATCTCCTGATACTGTCTCCGAACCTCGGGCGGCATCCCGTCCAACATCCGCTCGCTCCGAGGCACCTCTCGCTGCCGGATAGCGGCCTTGATCTGCGTTTGGCTCACCGTCAGAGGGACCCCGAACCGCTTCTGGAACTCCGCCTGCACCGCCTGGGCACCTGCGACGTCATTCGCCAGCAGCTTGGCCATCGCTCGCTGCCGGTACTCGATGATCTCCTCGCGGTTCTTGGCCAGGTACCCATCAATGTCCGATCCCCGCTTATGGTTCTGGAGGTCGATCCCTAGGCCCTCCAGGACCAGGGCGGTCGGGCTTCGGTATTCGATCAGGGAACCGTCCCCCTGGAAGACCGGCACCATCCCATCAGGCGTGGCGTGTCCCCAGTCCGCATACCTCTTCTGCATCGATCCCGGCAGGCCCGCGAGCACCGATCTCGGCATCTCCGGCAGCACGCCCATCGCCTTCGACAAGGCCAGGCCTCCCGGCACCAGCCTCGGGATGGTCATCGACATCAGGGCCGCGTCGCCCGACGCATAGGACCGGAACATATCCCAGGGGATCTGGGCGATCGGCGGTAGATTGATCGGGTCCTCTTCGCCGAGGGCTCGCTCGCCGAACGGGTTGCTCGCCGCGACGATCCCGCCCCGCAGAGGGTCCACTCCGAGGAGGTTCTTGCCCACCTCGTACGCGATGGCGCTGGTGCCCAGCAGCCGGAGTCCGTCCCACAAAGCAGCGGGGCCAGGGAGTTCCTGGTCGGTGCCCCGAAGGAGGCGCTTGCCCTCACCCAGGCGGCCGGGACCCCGGAACGTCTGAGAGAAGGATCGCATCGGGAACTGCTGGAACTGCCGAACGAGTGGGTTGGAGCCGATCGAATCCGGGTGGAGGAACATCCGAGGCGTATTCTCGGGGCCGCCGCCGAACTGCGTCTGATTGACGAACCTCCGAACCTCCTCCGCTACGCCCACCTTGTCCGTGAAGCCACGGGCGGACGCGGCGTACTCGGCCGCGTGGGCCGTGACGATGCGGTTGCTCCACTCGGCGTACTGGAAGGGGGCGAGCATCATGTCGCCAATCCGCTCCCACGTGCCCTTCTCTCCGCCGCTGAAGAGCTGCTGGTCGATAGCGTTGAAGGGGTCCCGTGACAGTCCCAGGAGGGACTCGCCGTAGAAGTTCTCGTGCCGGAAGGTCTTCTTGATCAGCTCGGCGTGCGCCGCCTCGCTGATGTTGCGGCCCAGCTTCCAGCGGCCCTGGATGTAGGCGCCCATCTCCTTGAACATTTGGCCGTAGCCGTGGACAACCGCTTGGGTCCCCAGGTATCCGTGGGCGTGGAGCCAGGGCTGAGTGGCATTGAGCATGACCGCACCCATGTTGAGGCCCAGGTGGCTGCGGTAGAGCCACTTCGCTGTCCAGTCCGCTAAGGAGCGAGCTTTCTGCGGCGTCACCTCCGATGCGCCCATCCGCTCAGCAGCGTCGACGAACGAGGCGCCCCAGTCCCCAGCTCCTCGGAGCTTCTGGAACCACGACGATTCCACCATCCGGCGCCAGTTGTCCTGGACCTTGAGCACCGTAGGCGTGAGCATGCCAGGCGCCGTGACCAAGCTGTTGGTCACCGCCGGCAGCCACACATCTCGCAGCGAGCGGGCAGTGGTCCGATCTTTCATGAATCGATGGCCGATCGCCACTAGGTCCACGTTGCTGAGACCGCCGATGGGCTCCGCCAGAGCCTTCTTCTCCAGCTCGGGAGCCAGACCCATCGAGTTACGGAGGTTGGCGAGGTGCTCTGGCCGCACGGGGCTGACATACATCGCGTAGTCGGTGCCGTACTTGTGCCGATACTTTCGGAGGGACTCCCAGTGGTCGATCTTGTGGAGAACCGCGAACGAGTCCCCCGCCAGGGTGGCCTCCCCGGCAGCGATCTCCGCCTCCAGGGCGTCGGTGGCTCCGAATCTCCGGTACCGTGCGAGGGACTCAGGGTGCCACGACGGACCGGTGGACCGAAGGACGCCGTAGCCACCGGAGCGGACTCGATTGGTGCCGTAGATATCCTTGAGGGGCACCGCCTGGGGGTTGTGGAAGACCGGCAGGTTGCGGGGCACATAGTGGCCATGGGCGATGGAGGCCTCGTGCGCGTTCTTCACCAAGGCGAGGAACTGGTCTTCCTTGATGGCGCCTCGACGAAGAGCCTCGGACACCGTGGGACCGTGGAGCTGGTCGAGGATGTCCATTCCGACCGCCCAGTCGTCAGTGCTGAGGGCGTCATGCCAGGTGGGAGCCAGCTCTCCGCCGACAGCGGCCTGCGTGCGGCCTCTCCAGAAGCGGGAGACCTTCTTCGGGTCGATCGCGCCAGCCTCATCCTCGAACAGAAGTTTGTGAGCCTTCCGGTAGAAACCGGTCTCAGGGTGATACACTGCATCGAAGAGTTCCCGAGCGCCCGGTGTCTCGTTGAGAACTCGATCGGCTTGCTCGTATCCGTCGACGAGGGCCGGCTGGGTGACCTCCTCGAAGGCCAACTCGAACCGATCGTCCTTTAGAGCCGCCTTGGGGAATCGGACCACGACGTCCTCCCCAAGCCGGTTTGCCCGAATCTCCATGGCGGAGTGCACGTCCTCCACCAGGCGACGCTGCCGAAGGTCCTTGAGCTTCGTGACATCGAGGCTGGTGATCTTGTTGGCCGCCTTGAACTTGTCGACGGCGGACTGGAAGTGCTCGATGTCCTTGAGCTGCACATCCTGTCGGATGCGGACTGCTTCGTGAAGGATGGACCCGAGGCCGGTGCCTTGGAGGTCCTCTTGAAGGGTGTCGAAGGAAGCCAGGGCGCTGTGGTGTTCGCGGACGAAGGCGCCGAACTTCCGGGACCCCGAGTACACCGACTTGCCCGCGAGATGAGAGGACCTGGCCACCGGTTGACTGAGGAACATCAGCCAGACGAGGGGGTTCGTGGCGATGTCGATCACCGCGTTGGTGATGGAGTGGTCGCCAAACTTCGACTTCAGCCGCTGGGTGAGGCCGTCGCGCTCCGCCGGTGATAGACGGTTCTGGTCGAAGAGATCGTGATGGATGCCTGCCAGGGTGACTTCGTCGTCGAGGATCTGGTTGATCAACAGCGACGGCGCTTCGTAGACCGAGGGGGGCTCAAACGCAACAGGCTGGAACGCTACGGCCATCGGAGATTATATGAGGAACTACTACTACACGCTGCAAGTGCAGATCGAAGCCGAGAGCCAGGAACAAGCAGATGAGCTTGTCCGACTGCTAATGGGTATGGGGGCCGAAGACGAGGTTTCGGAAGTCGATCCTGCTCCGTCAAAGGTGGTGGGGTGGGAAACGACGTACGTACGGGAGGCTCTGTGAAGACCATCATCCACGTGAACAAGCACGTGATCGCCAAGAACAACAAGCACGGGACGAAGGAGCCTCCGATTGCGGTCCGATGGGGCTATGGCCCAGCGACGTACACGCATGCGGTGGCGATTCTAGGTCCTAGCGTGGTGGTCTACCGGCCCGATAAACCCCTCCCGTGTGGTGCCAAGGTGTGGATCGAGACAGAGTCCCCTGTCCACATCCCGAAGCGTCGAAGCAAGAAGGTCAAGTGAGGAGGGGCCCCATCGGATAGATGAGACCCCTCTGGTGGTGGGGAAATCAAAGAAGCTCGACGCCTTATTGAGCGCGTTCGCGGAGCCGCAAGCCGATGCGGAGGCCGGTGACGTTGGTCGGGCCCTCAGACAGGACGAGCAGAAGACCGCCGGCGGGGATCTTGTTGAACTCCGGCCGAATCACGAGGTCCGTCTTGGTCCTCTGGACCAGGGGCTGGTAGGAGAACGACCCTTCACTCGAAGAGTCATCGCCGAGGTTCAGCCGCTCGCTGATGAACTGTCGATTTGACCAGGCGCCCATGACGCTCTGTCCATCCTTGACGGACAAGAGCCGTAGCCGAGCGAGGTCGACGGTGGAGATGCTCTCCGACCGCACCCATGCAGCGTCCACATAAGTGTCCTTGTCGGGACAAAAGCTGCCGCCGGCCGCTGTGTAAAGAGCGTTCTCCGAGCTCAGAGCGCCCGAAGTAGAGACACTGGATGTCTGGCTTACCGTTGAGATCGACGTCGAAGCCAGCGAGTCCGAAGAGATGTCGTACTGGGCAAACGAAGAGACCGTGAAGGGCCCCATGAAGTACACGTAGAACAGGTCACGATATTCAGAACGCGGAATAAGGCCCATAGGCACCCCCAACAAACGGTCATTGTCCCCCTACTTTCGCTTGAGCCGTAGGGTGTAGCTCCGAACCGAGCAAGGATCCGAGGCCCGCTACGCAGTACCCGGATCGGTCCGGAGATGCGATCTCCGGAGATGTGCAAGACTCTAGAGCCCCTCTAGGGGATCCGGAGTCCGGAAGGCGTTGTCGGACATCCGCATCGCGACCTCCTCTAGGAGATCGGTGCGTGGTTGTCCCCCCAGAACCACCGCGCCACGCGGAAGTCGACGACCCGCCAGAACTTGATTATAGAGGTCCGGAGCCACAGCGGCCAGCCTCGCGGCGTTGCCCGCCATGTCCCGTTCCAACCGCTGTCGTCTGAGTCCCTGAGCCGCTCGCTGGTTCATCAGCGCCCGCTCCGCCTCGATCATATTTTGGTACTGCCGATCAGGGTCAGCCCTTACCGCTTCTCGCACAGGGCTGGTCAGGTCCCACCCGAAGAGGGCGGTACCTGTTCCGATTCCCGCCGCTGTGGTCTTCGACACTCCTGGGCCACCAAGCAGCAGGCTCTTGGGGTTGATGCCCTTGGCCTTCGCGAGCCCAGAGCGCGCCACTCCCGCGCCGGTCTTGGACGCGGCGGAGAATGCTTTTTCAGCAAGACTGGCAGCTCGGGAGAAGGCCGACATTGATTACAGAAGTCCTTGGGCGGCGTAGCGTTCCATGAGTGAGGGCTGGCTGATCTGGCTGAGCGACTCGAACGTCGCCTGGTGTTGCTCAGTGAGGGCATCGAGAAAAGCTCGATCCCGCTGTGCGATGTTACGCACGCCGGTGGAGACTTCTCGGCCCACATCCTCTCGCTGCTTGGCGTAGCGGCCCATCATGTTGCTGAGGGTCTTGTCCGCAGCGGGGCCCCCAATCGCGTCGATCTCGTTGTAGGCATTGAGGAACCTCGCCCCCCGGTCTTCGTTGGACGCCATCCGACGCGCGGGCTCGAAGCCCTCTTGGAACCGGTCGGCCACGTCGTAGGCGAGCAGGGGCCAAAGGATAGCGTCGAGGCCTCGCAGCCCCATCTTGCCAAGCCCCTTTAGCATGTCTAGCTTAGGCATAGCGTATTGCTCCTACGAAACTCCACTCGGTGTCAGGATCGTAGTAGCTCCAAAGCGCGATGGAACCATCAGTGGGGAACAGCTTCCGCCGCAGCCACAGCTCCCGTCTCAGGGACTTGAGGTGAATGAGCTGGCCCTCGAAGTGGATAATCTCCGCATCGCTGAGGAGGTGGATCCTTTCCCCACCACCATCGAGGATGTCGGGTAGGGACTTGCCGTCGATGTCGACGGCGGCCGCTCCGTCTACGTTGTGGTGGTCCACCAGCTGCTTCGTCGCTTCTTTCCAATCCGCCACTTACTCCTCCTCGCCCTCTCCGGGCAAAGTGCCAACGGTGATCAGATCTCGTAGGTTGCCCTGCTGCTCCTCCATGTCGAGGAGCTGCTTCTCCACGTCCGCGATCTCCTTGGAGTCCTTCATCAGGTCCTGGAGGCCCAGCTCCACGAGCACCGTCGGGTGTTCCTTGAAGTACGCGGCCCTCTGCGCCTCGGTCATGCCCTCGGTCGCCTTCTTCAGATACTCCTTGGCGATGCTCAGGTTCTCGGCGTGCTTGGGGTTCAGCTGCGGGATCGCCGCATCCATCACGGTCTGTAGCCTGATGAGCCGGCCCATCCCCTGCCGGATGGACTTCACGAACTCGTCCTTGCCCTCGGTCTTCTTCCGCACCTCAGCGCCCAGACTTCCATCTTCGTTCTGCGTTTGCACCGCTTCTTGATCGGGCCTTGCCCCAGCGGAGGCGTCCAGCGCCTTCTGCTCTGCCTCCTGCTCGGTGCCGTACCACAGGTGTTCGTCAGCCACGGAGGCCACGCCCTGAAGGATGCCCCGAAGCTGAGTAGGAGACATGCCATACTGCTCCATAGTCCGCTGCACACCCTCGGCGATCTCCTGCGATTCCTCCGGCGTGATCTTGCCATCCGCGTCGACCCTCTGATGCAGTGCCATCAACGAAGCCATCGCCTCGCTAAGCCCCTCCGCCGGTGCTCCGGTGATCTGGGAGTAGTTCCTCACGACAGCGCTCATCACCGCCATCGCGCTGTCATTGGGACTGGCCGCCTGTCCGAAGCTGGTCTCGATGGGGCCCATCACCGTGAGCGACGCCCGGTTCCCCAGATCGTTCATCTCATCGGGCGCAAGGCCCTGGGCTTTGCCGCCTTCCTCACCCGCCGCACCCTGGAAGGTGTGCTGGAGCTTCTCCCAGAACCCCTTGGGCTTCCGGATATCCATCAGGGTGTTCCAGTTGTCATCCCCCACCTGCGCTCCCGCCAGCTCCAGGATCGCCGCCTTGGCCGCGTGGTTCCCCGCCAGGGCGGAGTCTTGCTCCACCTTTAGGGACTCGGCCTGCTGGGTGACGAACTCCGCGATCTTCTTGTTGATCTTGTCCACCTGCCCGGACCGCAGCGCCTCGTGCTGCATCTTCGCCAGAGCGGCAGCCTTCTCGACACGGTGCAGCTCCCGAGCGTTCTTCAACCGCTCCGCCTGGATCTCCTTGACCTTCTTGCCTCGGGCCTTGAGCTCAGCTTCCGCGTACGAGCGGTCCTTCTCGAAGAGGTCCCGCTGCTGTTTGGCCACCTTGTCCTGGTACTCGAACTCCTTCTGCTGCTGGGCATCCTGGTGGGCTCGCTGACGGTCCCAGCCCTCCTGCTGCATTCGCTCCTTGGCGAGCTCGGTCTGGTTCTGGCCCTGAGCCATGCGCTCTTGGGCCTCTCGGTCGGAGATCCAACGCTCGTGCTCGTTCTTGGACTCCTGCTTCTGGAAGTCCAGCTGCTTCACAGCGATCTGATTCTTGGTCTGCCGATCGTGCTTCTCGATCTCGATCTGGCTCTTTTGGTGAAGTAGACCGATGAGCTCCGGAGTTAGATCCGTGCCCGGCGACTTCAATCCCCCACCACCACTTGCGCTCGGCATTAGTTACCCTCTCGCTCTGCCCCTGCCGGTACCGTTTCGCCCACGACCTCTGCGAGGATATGTGCCAGTTGCCGAATGTGCTCCCTCTGCTGCTCTAACGATGTGGGTCCCCAGAAGGACTCCCTCTCGATCTTTCGCAATACCGGCAGAAAGTGTTCACATCGCGTGATCATAGGGGCTCCTTTAGGACATCTGGAACGAGGCGTCCATTGGGTGGACGCCCTGACGCTTCTGGAGGTCCGTCACGTTGGCCAGCATCAACAGCGCATCGAACTGGCTCGTGGGATTGTATGGGAACCGCTGGAGGATGTCCGCATACATGGCCTGCCCGTTCAGTCGGGCCTGGATGGACGCCATCTGGGCGGCCTGCTTGTACCCCTCGCCCACCTCATAGAGCTGCGACGCCCGCTCGTTGGCCTGCAACCGCTGTCGGCTGAGGTCCACCATCTGGTTTCCCGCGTTGGTGTCGTACGCCCCCAGCGTCTGGGCGTTGCCCTGGAGAATGCCCGCCTGAGAAAACTTCGCCTGGCTGATGTTGTTGGTCAGCGACGCGATCATCTCGTTCTGCCGGCTCTGGATACCAGTGATCACCTGCTGCCGAGAGCCCTCGAAGTCCTGCCGGAGGGCGGCACGCGCCTGCTGGATCTCCCCCGCCGTCATCACGTTGCCATCAGGCCCGAGGCCCGTCTCCAGCTGCTTGGCCTGGGTCTCGAAGCTACGTTGCATCCCCCAGATGTTCGAGGAGATGTCCGCCGCCGTCATGTCCTTGAAACCCGTCAAAGCCTTCTGGGCGAAATCCACACCTCCCTGGGCAGCGGTGGCAGCCTGCCCGAGGCCCTTCTGGAGGTCGGTGCGGCCCCGTTCCGAGAGGGCCCGCCACTCGTCCATCCCCTGCTGCCCGAGTCCCTTCAGCTCTTCAGCCTGCCCCTGTAGGACACCCGCCGAGGCGTTGGCCTGACCCATCAGCTTGCCTTCGTAGCCTTCGATGTCGGTGCCCAGCTGCCCAAGCAGATCTCGGCCCGCCTCGAACTGGTACCGGGACGCCGCCTCCTGCTGAGCGAAGTCCCCGCCGGGTCCGAACATGGCGCCGAACGCCTGGTCGAACATCGTGGGCCCCCGGCTCTGCTGCTGTTGGGCCCGCCACTCACTCATTAGCCTGTTGTACGCGTTGTTCCCCGCCCGCAGCGCTTCTGACGACGCCATGTGGTCGGTCATCGGCTGGGGTTTGGGCATGATCTTCTTGGGGCCACCCATCTTGCCCTTCATCCACGAGAAGGATGGAGCTGGCATGATGCCCATCCCGCCGCTCTGGTAGCCGCCGTAGTTGCCCTGGCCCATGGAGCCGTAGCCCCCAGGACCGCCAAACCCCGAGGACTGGCCCTGACCGTACGGATTAGGCGGTAGCGATAGCGGCACTATGAAGGTCTCCGAGTGCGGAACGTGTCGAGAATCTTACCCGCACAAAGCACTGACAGCAACCGGAAGTCGAGGTCCGGGCAGAACACCTCCACACCGGGGGAGAGTGCCACACCCATCACGCCATGGGCAGCCTGGAACTGGCTCGTCGGCTCCCCGAACGCCGCCCATCGCTCTCCCTCGATTTCGTGCACCGAGGGGACCACATCTCCCGCGTTGTCCTTGGGGAACACCTTCGAGGTCGGGTTGGCCTCCGTGCCTCGATACACCAGTGCTCGGTACTTGGCGTCAGTGGAGCTGTCTCCAAACCCCGAGGAGCTGCTGGAGACCTCGTCTCCCACCGGAGGGCCACTGACGTCGACGAACGAGCACCCCAGGGCGTCGAGCTGCTTCACCCGATGGAAGTCACCCGACCCGTAGATCATGCCGTCCTGGTCTTGAAGCCCGAGGTTGGGCCCCACCCATCGGAAGTACACCGGACTGAATCCCACTCGGCTGCCTACCGGCAAGTTGAGGAGATCCGTCGCATTGACGAGCCGCACCTCCGTGGCCGAGAGCTTCGCCTGGACCTTCGCCTTCATGCCGATGAAGGACGCTGTTGGGCAGTCCATCACATACACGTAGCACCCCTCGAAGTTCGTGCCCAGCGTGCCGCCGGTCAGCGTCAGAGTGCCCGTCGACGATGAGCCGAAGGCCAGCGACGTCTCAAACCGGGAGTCGCCCGTCATGTCGAGCAGAGTGCGTCGGGCCTGTCCGTTGAAGGACGAAGAGCCACTGATGTCGCGGGAGCTGTCGTGGTCCAGCACGTAGATGCGGGGCTTGAACCCTGCGACCACAGTGGCGGCAGTAGTTTTGGGCGCGTTCTGGAGGAAGAGAGCTCGGTCGGTCAGAGTGCTCGCGTAGTTCGTGAAAGTGCTGGGCCAGCTTCCCTGCTTAGTCTCCGAGAACACCATGTCCACCAGCTCGGTGATCATGCCGGTGTTGAACCACACCACCGCCGTATGCTCCAAGTCGGGGTTGTGGATGAACACCGCTCCCACGAAGGGATCGAACGCCACAGAGACGTTCTCCAGGTTGTTGACCCAGGCGTTCTGGATCAGCACGTCGAGGGCTTTGAAGTCGTCCAGTTCCCCAAGAGAGTTGACAGCCTTCACTCCCTTGGGTGTGACGTAGTACGCCAGGGATCCCACCGCGTCGACTGCCTTGTGTCCGACAATCCCGTATCCTTCGTGCATCTCCTGCGGCTTGACGCTGTATCCCTCACGTCGAATGTGGTAGAGTCGGTCCTTCGAGAAACCTACGGCATTCGGGCCGATCTTCTTCATCCTCACAATCTCGTTGGTAGGCACCGCCGGCACGAACCGGTTCCCCGGCGGGAACAGCTCAGGGCTGATGCTCGCCAGTGAGGAGTACCGCAGTTCGCCGATGCCACGAATGCCGTCGTCCTGCCGCACCTCATCGGCTGTGGACTTGGGGTTGCTCTCGGTAATGCGGCTTACGAACATAGTATCGCCATAGAAGAGTGCGGTGCCTCCCTTGGGCATCGACTCGTCGAACTGGCTCGGGTCGTAGTACGCGTCCTGATGGACGAGCTGCTTGTCCTCCAGTCTGTAGAAGTACACGGCGTGCCGGTAGCTGGTGGTCGCTGGCGCCCAGGGCTGTCCGGTCTGGTTCTTGATGGTGTGGTAGTCGGCGAGATTGATGACCGCATCGAGATGCCGAATGCTCGCGATGAACGTGCCGCCCGCATCTTGCAGCTTCACGGATCGGTAGATGTAGGCCTGGTCGAACTTCGCGGGATCGTATCCCAGCTCCACCGCGACGTAGTGGGAGGCGTTGTCGTCCGAGAGCTCGCTCGTGAGGCCGACGTTGAAGTCCTGCTCTCGGGCCTGGGCCACCTCCGACATCGCCGACTTGCGGCCGGTCTTCGAGTCATAGAGGAAGACTCCGAAAGAGTAGTCGCCGGGCTCGAACTTCTGGGCCGCATACTTCCCAGTGGCGCCTCCGGGGTTGTCGGAGCTCGCCGAGTTCCCATCAACACCCTCGACGGTGCGGTACTTGAAGAAGCCGCCGATCTTCGTGGAGAAGGCGAGCTCGCTGATGTTCGGTGGAATATCAGTTCCGCCCGCGACGGGCTCATCGTAGTTGCCGGCGCTGAAGCCGCACGCCGTCGATCCGTTGAATGCCCGAATACCCCACAGGTAGACGGTGCCGCTCTTGATGTTCTTGATGTTGCTCGGGTAGAACGTGACCTGGCCATCGGCCGCCACGAACCCCTTGTTCGACACTGCGTTGGTAGCCGTGAACACCGGAGTGTCGAGCACCGCTGGGTTCCCAAGGTATTCGTCGAGGCTCGCGAAGTAGAACTCCACGGAGGTGGGGATCACGACGTGCGTCGCATTCGGGTAGTTGTTGGACGCGAACCCCGCGACGAACTGATCATAGAGCCGGAAGCTCACGGTCTGCGTCTTGGGCCGATTGAGCAGGCCGAAGTTGAACGGCGGGCTGGCCAGCGTGCTCAGCGGCTGGATGATGCCGATGCCCGCGATGATCTTCGGCGCGTTGGCAGACAAGCTGCCCGTGCCGCTCGTGTCGGAGCAGGAGCTCGTGGGGTCTGAGTACGAAGCGCTCGACGAGTGGCTGTCGAGCATCGACGCCCCCGAGGAGCTGGTCGTAATGTTCGACGAAACCGTGACAGAGGTAGTCGACTGGAAGTTGGAGCCTGCATTGCTCGTAGTGCTCAGCGTGTTGGTGCCGTAGCTGGTCCCCTCCAGGAACGAGGAGGAGCCCCACCCGCTCTCGCTGGTGAAGCCGCCCGTGATGTCCCCGTAGAGGCCCGACGCTTGGGGACCCACCGTCGTGAGGACCACCTGTCCAACCATTGGACGTTTGTAGGTCACCGATCCCGGAGGTACCGCCAGGTTGCCTAGCGCCGTGGCATTCTGGGGGCTGATCAGCAGTGGCTGCCGACCCGGTCCGGGGAAGGGACCCGCCGAGGTGTGGCCCAGCTTCGTGAGGGTGTACGACGCGGCGTTGCCCGAGGTGCCGGGGCTGGTCGAGCCGCTCACCGAGCTGCTCACGCTGCTCACCGCCGTCACCGCTGCGACCGCGTTCACGTAGAAGAGCGCGGGATCCCGACCCTGGATGAAGATGTAGATCAGGCGCCCGAAGACCAGCACATCCATCTGCGCGGTCGGGCTTACGCCATCAACAAGCTTGTATCCCTTGGTGCCGAAGCTAGACGTAGTAGAGCTTCCCAGAGCGGCGTCTCCGGTGGAATCCCAGAAGTCAATGAACACATCAGCAAGGCCTGGTAGTCCGGTTGGATTCCCGCTCGACGTAGAAGATCCAAGGTCTGCACCAGTGCTGAAGGAGTGGCTCCCAGTGAGGCTGGTGTTGGAGACGCTGGTGGATGTAGCAGCGGACTGGAGGCCCAGAGCCCGCGATCGCGTCGCTCGGTAAACGAAGCCGAATCCATACTTGTCCGCTCCGATTCGGAAGTTGACAGGGAAGAAGTCCGTGACGACTGACGTCTCATCGTGCAGATCGTCGGCGTAGAAGTCCAGCTCGTAGACCTTGCGGAAGCCCGAGACCGGCCGAATCCCTCCCTGGAGAGTGCCATCAACGCCGATCAGCTCGTAAGCCATGCCCTGTGGCGTACCGACCCGCGTGAGCTCCTTGTTCTCACTCGTGCGGATCAGATCGTTCTTCCAGAATGTCTGGATCTCTGTCCCCATATCCCCCCACTAAACCCCACTTCGATCCACCCTTACTTGCCCCGAGCCATCAGGTCGATGTACGCCTGGGCGTCCTCGGGCCCAATCCACTCCTTGAGCTGGAGGTTGTGGCCATCATAGAGGCCGATCTCCTTATGCCCCACCCCATACCCGCTAGTACCAGGTAGACCCTTGAGCCCCACATGCTTCGGGTGGTAGGACTTCAAGCGCACCCGGCTCACCGGCGCCTTCCACAGCGAGACATCAATGGTATACGCCTCGTCGGCTGCTTTGACCTTGAGCAGCTCCGTGAACATCGGAATCAGCTCTCCCCGAAAGGCGGTGCTCCCGAGGCACGCCCAGTCCCCAGGCACCCAACTCCGCCACCGGTGGTACCGAAGGTTGAAGTGGTTGTTGGGCGTAAAACCGGACAGCTCCACCTTTCGCAGGGCGGTGCGGTGGCACTGGAGGTAGTCGGGGGCGTACCAGTCGTCATCCTCGATGATGCAGACGATCTCCCCTTTTATGTGGGGAATCGCAGCCAGCAGGTTCCTCGCGAGCGAGGATCGAGGCCCCTCATCGGTCGACACTTCCCGCTGAACGACAAGTTGGTTGCCCGTGTACTCGTAGGGTTCGCCGTCGTTGACCACGATCCACTGGATGTCGTCGTCGTCGTGGACCTGCCGAGCGATCCACCGTTCCGTAAGCGCAAAGGCGCCCGGTCGTCCCCTCGTCGGCGTCACCAAAGTTATCACGGCGGGTTTACCCCCTCTGGCAGCTTCTTCCCACCTGCCTTCACGGTGTCATACCAACCGAAGGTATCCAGGGCAGCGGGGTCGTTGAAGCGATCCGCTTCCGCGACACAGGCATCGTATGGCTTGTGGTCGAAGGCCTCCAGCCCACTATTTGGATTGCAGTTGAAGACCTTCATCCCCTGCGCCTCCATCAACGGCCGGAGAGCCTTGAACCGGATGTTGAGGTCCCGATAGGTGTTGTTGTTCCCCCGAATGGCGCCAGCGCACCGCTCTTGCGGAAATGCGTACTTCTTCTCCTCGGACATCTTGAAGTCGCACCCGACCAGGTTGACGGTGCGGAACCCCAGGTAGAAGAGCAGCCGCATGGCCGCCAGCATCACGGAGCGGGAACCGCCGCAGCCCAGAGAGTCGACCACCTTCTTGTGGTTCCCCCAGTTCACGGTATCCTCGTGGAGGTACTCGTTGACTTTGAAGTGCTCGTTGCGCTTGTAGAACAGGAGGTTCGGCATCTCACCGACGGTCTTGCCGGACCAGCGCCACTTGCCCCCGTGCTTGGTGCCCAACCGCTTATTGATGAGTCCATACGGCACCAGCTTCAAGATGCCAGGGTCCTTCCAGCCCGCATCCAGGAATGTGCACGGGTCATCCACCGAGGTCCAGATCGTCGGACGCACCAGGCTCCAGGCGTTGTTGACCGCCATGGTCACTACGCCCCGGCGCTGGATCTTCGAGAGGTCGAGCTCGTTGGACGAAGGCCCGCTGAGCACCAGGAACGCCGTAGCACCCTTCCAGTGATCCTCCATGCAGAAGGAGTGGCCCTGCTTATTGTATAGGAGCAGGTTGGATTGCTTCTTGGACGTCGGAGGCGGGCGCCTCGACTCCCTAGCGTCGTTCTGGTCCCGATAACCATCCTTCACCAAGGGGTGGGTTGCATCGAGAGGTCCACCAGACACCGCAGGAGGCGAAGGGTCGTTCCCCACCACCATGTCGGTTGCGGGGGTCGTGATGTCCCACTCGCTGAGGGGCACGGTGTCGCTGACGATGGCGGTCTTCCAGGGCTTGAGGTGCTTGCACCACACATGGCTGGCGAAGCTCTGCACCTCGCGGATCAGGTCCGGTCCGTCGGCGCCGTGCACGACGATCACCTTCGCCCACGGCTTCAGCCGCCGTAGGGCCTCCACCCGCTGCGCTCCGCTCCCGTGGTCGATGAGCGCCAGCCCCCACTCCTTGTCGTAGGGCACCTGCGAGTAGTCCGACACGATCGTGAATGTGTGGTGGGGACGAACCCCGATGTCTTTGAGCGCGTCCGCGTACGGGCCAGGGTGCTCGCACGTGTGCAGGAGCCGGCCCATCTTCCCGCACAGGTCGCTAAGGATTGGAGTGCTGTAGAAGCCGCCGCCGATTTCCAGCACGCTTCCGTAGGTGTTGCACAGCGCCGTCACGAGGAACGGCAAGTGAGTGTGAAATCCGTCCGCCATCCCGCCCCCAACCTCCTTATGCGTTGCCGTTGTCCACGGTCTCCACGACACAGTTCGTGGCCGTAATGGTATTCCCCGCATCCGCCACACTGTACGTAGCGGTGATGTCGATTCCTTTGGTCGTCGTGGTGTCGATGGTCACTGCCGCCGTGGTCACCATCCCGTACTTCGTGATGGCTCCGGAGCCACCCATGAACTCCGCCGTGCCTTGGCCGTGCACGGTGCCACTGGCTCCCCGCGACCGGCAGGTGATCAGGGACTCCACGGTCCAGCCGGTGTTCGTGAGCCCCGTCACCAGGTTCTGGGCTGTAGTCTGGTGGATGATCGTCCCGCCCAGCTTCACCTTGATGTTCAGCGTCCCGGCGCCAGCCCCCAAGGTTGACTGGTACCCGCAGATCTTGACCCGGATGCTCTTGCCAGCCGTGAAGAACCCGATGGGCAATGTCATGTTGCCGACACCGCCTCCTACCAACGACGTCTCCACCGTGGTGTTGGCGACCGTCTTGTCTGCCGTGGCGATGAAGTTCGCGCAGTCACAGCCAAGCCCGTAACCCGAAGCATTCGACGAGGTGTCGTCGAACTCGTTGGCGTTGGGTGAGAAGGGGTTGAAGCAGTCCTGGATGCTTCCGTTGTTTGAAGTGCAGCTGTTCGCCCCCGCCCCCGTCGGACCCGTAGGTCCCGTGGAGCCAGTGCTCCCGGTGCTACCCGCGCTCCCCGTGGGCCCCGTAGGTCCCGTTGGTCCGGTGCACGATTCGGGACACTGCCCAGCAGGCCCAGCAGGACCCGGCGGGCCGGGAGGTCCCGGAGGACCAGAAGGACCGCTAGGTCCAGTGGGGCCCGTAGGGCCGCTCGGCCCCGAAGGACCAGAGGGCCCCGTAGGTCCCGTTGGACCCGTGAGCCCCGGAGGGCCAGGCGGTCCACCGCCACCACCACCGGGGGGTCCCGGAGGACCCGGAGGCGCGATACCCGGAGGTAGGTGGATGACCACCGTCTCGCCGGCCGGCCGAGCGTTCTGGTACTGGAAGGACAGGGTTCGGATGTCGGGGCCGGTGCCCAGGTAGAAGCCGGGGCCCTCCCGCGCTTTGCGTTGCCCGAACACCTCGGCCAGGGTCTTCGACTTGGCGGCACCAAACCGGCCCCGGAAGGTACGCGAGTACCAGTCATTCAGGGTGGCCTGATTGTTGAGAATGTCCTGTGGATTCTGGACCGTTGAGAAAGGCATCCCCCCAGCGCCCTCCTATTACGGGAACAGAAACCGGTTTGCCGGATGATCCACGGTGTCACGATCGAAGGCCTTGCCGTTGCGCATCTGGAGATTGGCGAGGTTGTCCTTGATCGTCTTCATCGCCTTCATGTACTCCTTTTCCAAGAAAGCGATCTTCTTCTCCGAAGCGCCGGTCGCGGCACCCAGCTTCAACGCGCATCCCAAGCTGATGGCCTCGTACATGGGCTGTGAAGCACAGGGAGCGATCTCATAGACGTAGGTGTCCGAGAACCCGCCAGACGAACTGGAGGACTCCGACGACCCTGCTCCGCTGGAGCTCGATGATCCGCCTGACGCGTCGAGGGTGAACGGCACCCGAACAGTTACCGTCCGACTATCGACGTCGTACGATTCGATGATTCTTTCTTGGATTGCCCCGCTTGAGGGGAGCAACCTCAGGATCGCCCCCGCGTATGCGTTGGGCCTCCGGTCCACAAGCCCGTAGGTAGGTGCCGAGGCTAGTGTGAACACCTTGTTCCGCAAGCTGCCAGTTCCGTAGTGGCATAGGACGTCTCCGCTGGGTATGTACCAGATATCCACCGTCTCATCGGCGGTGGGCTTCGGCAACATCTGGAGCACGTTTCCTTGGATGCTCCACCCCGGACCGCTGGGGTTGAACACCCCTCTCGGATACGCCTCCTTGGTGATGCGACCGTTCGAGTCTAGAACCGCCAGCCGCCAGATTTCCTGCACGTTAGGTGGAAGAAGGTAATATTCGGTATCCGAATCTAGAGCTACCGAGTGCCGGATCGTGATCGGGTTGTCCTGGTTCAGGTTCAAGCGAGCGAGGACGTCCACCATCACCGGGTAGATGAGGTGCTGGACCATGAACGCGTCCTTGTACTTGGCGTCCGTTGTCGGCACGTCACAGTAGAAGCGCACGCGTTCGAGGACTGTCAGCAGAAAAGAGTGGCTGGAATGAATGGCTTAGTCCCCCTTTAGCTTCGACAACTCATTCATGGCACCACCGCCCTGGAGGGCCGCCTCCCTTGCGCTGAGGAACGGCACCCCGTCAGACAGCAGCTTCGCCGACTGCTCCATCCCCTTGTGACGCATCCACTTGCTCGTCTCCTGCCGCTGCGTGTACGTCTCCTCCTTGGCCGCCCTCAGCTCGGAGTGGCGGTCCCGAATCTGCTGGTGCATGCGTTGGGCCATCTGTCGTGAGCCGACCATGCGATACTTCCAGAAGTCGGCCCGCTCGATGCGGTTGTGTATCCAGTCGGGAGGGGCGTCAAAAGTATCCAGTTCGAGACAGACTCGTGGTGTGTGACCTCGGGGGTCCAGCATCCAATGGGCAAGCACAAACGAACCGACCTCCCGATGCACATACACGAACAGATCGTCCCGTTCCAGCACCCGTTGCAGCCAGTGCACGAACTCTCCATGGGGCAGCACCTCGTGCCGTTCATCCATCCACAAGCCCTGACCGATGGCCAGCTCCACGGGGTCGATAATGACTTCAAAGTCCGTCACCTGGTTCTCCATTCAAGCAGCTAGGGCACTACCCGTAAGGATAGCACCCTAGCGCCTGAAAGGAGCCCTCTCCCTTTTCCTCTTTCCCCTCGCGGGGATCGTAGGTTACTTGCGTTCAGGCAGCGAAATCGAATCCGAACCCGTGCCGCTGGTCATCACTCGGTCAGGCAGCGAGCTGGAGAGGTCGCCCGAGAAGGACGCCGACTCCGAGCCGAAGCCACCGGTGTTGGACGTCGCGCCCGAAGACGCGGAGCCCGACCAGCTGAGGCTGTTCTCGATGACCGCCCGCATTTGGTGTTCGAGGCGAATGAGACGCCGCCCGTACTCGGTGAGCAGCGTAGTGATTTGTTCTTGCGTAAGTACAGGACGACCCATGTTCGTTCCTTTCTTCGTACTCGGTCCCCAGCCCCCCGGTGAAGGGGGGCTAGGAACCGACGATTTCAGTTAGTGCCGCTAGGGTTTAGCTATCGGCGTACACGCGATCCTCGGTCAGACCGGTCATCTTCAGGCCGGCGGGCTGATCCCACGGCATGATCTGCATACGCAGCATGCCGGGCATCTGAGCACCTTCGGTCAGAAGGTTGACGGCACCAGCGTTGCCGCTGGAGGTCTGGTAGATGGGCAGCCGGTTGGTCCCGGTGCCGGTGATCGCGCCGGCGACGAAGCGGAACGGAATATGGCTCTTGACCCGTTCGTTGCTGGAGACGCCCTTGGGATCCGGAGGCACGATGCGCCGCCAGTTGTTTCCGCCCTTACGGATGCCGTACACGGTGCCGGTCTCGATGTAGTTCGAGGTGTACCCGGTGTAGTTGCGGCCGTCCATAGTGAACACGAAGCCACCCTTGTGCGGATCACCGTTGCTGGAGCCCTGGGCCCGAAGGCTGGACAGGTCACCATACCCACGCGGAGTGAACTCGCGACCGATACGCGCACCCTCATAGGCGAGCCACACGCCGTCCGAAGCGATCAGACAGTCGATGTACTGGCCATGCTTGGTCTTCGCGCGGTGGAAGCCACGGAGCGTCTTGCGGAGCTCGTGCTCGGTGAGGACACCGTTGACGGCTCGGAAGAAGCTCTTGAACTCCGGATGCGTGTTGACGTTGATGGCATCGGCCGCGATGGCCTCGGCACCCAGCAACGTGTTGACGTTGTTGTTGGTGGCACCGTTGGAGTCGCCGGTCTTCATCCAGCTGTTGATGCCCGCGATGCCCTTGAAGCTCGGGCTCGCACCCGCGCCGCTGTTGGCATACACAATGAGATCACCGGCGACCGGCACAACACCGGGGCCCCAGCTCGCCACCGCGACATTGGAAGTGAGTTCCACAACATTGCGGAGTTCGTCCACCTTCGTCACATATAGCTGGATTCGAGTGGTCTTGTCTTGGCCGACGCCTGTGGTGTTCGCCAGGGTGTCGTTCTTGCGATAGACGCCCGAGGCCGCGTAGATGTCCACCCGTTGGCCGATGCTGAAGCGGTCGGTAGCCAGGTTGCCAGGGCTGAAGGTGACCGTCGCACCGGAGTTGGTGATGCTCGTCATCGCACACAGCGAGTAGCTGGAGTTCTGCGAGACGTACCACATGTTGCACAAAGTGTGCGCAATGTTCCGGGCGAAGCCTTCCAGCTTCGGAGCGATAACTTCACCGATGAATGCGGGGGTCGCCTCCGCCTGGAGCTCACCGAGAGTGAGCATCAGGTTGGTCATCATCGACCGCATGGGAATAGCCAGCCGGTACGGCGTCGCATTGGCGCCATCCAGCGGGTTCGGCCACGTCTGGTTCAGGTTCTGCTGGTGCAACTTCACGCCGAAGGCGGTGGTGGTGTCACCGTACAGGGTGACGTCGCCGTAGTTGGCGGCACCCTCTTCGATGACGCCGTTCATGGAGCCCATGTAGACCTTGATGACGTGCATATCACGTCCAAGCTCGTTGGAACCCACGACGCCCTGGCTGGAAACGATGGTGTCTTCCCACACCGGGTCCAGCGCCGGCATGAAGACTTCGATGTTCTTGTTGATGACCTCTTCGATCCGGTACTGATGCCGGTTGAAGAGGGAGTTAGTTACAGCCGCCATAGCAACCCCTTTGAGGTATTGCCGTCGACCGTTAGATCACTTCGCTGATGGGACCCTCCCACCCCCCGCCGTGACAACAGTCCAACGGATCAGACCTTGCCCTCGCCGCCTTCACCGTCTTCCAGAGCCAACCGGCTCAGGACATCGGTATTCCACTCACGAACCTTCGTGGTGGTCGTTCCCATGTCGTCCTTGCCCTTTTCGTAGGTAGGCGTGGGAATCGGCTTCGAGCGCAACAACACGTCTTGACCCGTAACTGTTTCCGGCGCCCTCTTGAGTTTGTTGGGGTCGCCGATTACCGACAGGTATCCCTTGTACACTGCTTCCGCAGCGCCTTGGGACTCTTCCGCCAACCAGTCCTCCTCCACCCGCCGTCCAGTCGTGGACGAACGGATCTTGAGGCGGTTGATCGTCTCCCTCTGAATCTCCTCGGCGATCCGGTTCTTGGCTTCCGCCAACCCCTCCTCGCCACGGAGATCTTTGAGAGCCTTGAACAATAGGCTCATGTTAGGGTGTGAGTCAAGCACCTCTGCCGCCGACGCATGCAACGCCTTCTTGAGGCTCTGGACCCGATGTCGATCCATCTCCTCACGCAGTTGCTTCAACTCCGCCGCCGTCGCGGCATCCGGCGCCGTTTTCGTGGTCTCCACCTTCTTCTCTCCTTCATTGTCAGCCGGCTTGCTCGTGCCTGGGTCCAGGCTCTTGACGTACTCCTCGATATCCTCGGGGGCGTACCCCGCCTTAGAGAGAACGTGTCGCAAGGACTCCGACCGTTTGGCCGCATCCACCGAATCCCCCTGAAGCAGGGTCTCCGTGGCGGTCTTGTACTGGTCGTACTCGGACGACTTGGCCTCCGCCGCTTCTTTAGCCGCAATGATGTCCTTGATGGTCAGCTCCTTGCCGCCCACCTTCACCTTGGCGTCCAAGTCCAGAACCCCCGTCGCTCCCCCCTTGTTGGTTTCCCCACCACCATTTCCGGTGGGTTGCTCCCCTGCGGCGGGGTCGGTGTCGGCCATCAGGCGTCGCGTGCTATATCGAATAAAAGTCATCTATCTTGCTCCTCATCGGTTTCGTCCGCCCTGGGTGGGGGAACGTACTTCATTAGCTGGTCGTACCACGCGTCGCGCCTAACAGCATGGACATCTTGGGGGTCGTCCTCTCGCATCAATAGCCTGCACCGAAACTCTCCCCGCCAAGTATTGACGGTCACGCACAGCTCTAGGATGTCCGGGACGACTTGTCCGTCGATGAAGAAGGGAAACAGTGCAGTTCGTGCCCCGTTGATCTTCGGACCCATGGGCTCAAACCCGAGGTCTTCATTGCCTTCGAGGTAGAACTCCTCCAGCTTCTTCCTTTCAGCGACGTCCACACATTCTCCTTTCAACCTACTGCTGCATCATAGCGGGGTCCATGCCCGCATCTTGGCCCTCGGGAAGGGCGTCCGGGCTCTCGCCCACGGGGAAGCCTTGGTCCGCGATCCCTTGGCGGAGCATGCTCATGTCGTCGGGGTTGGGCACCGCCGCCGGCAGCACCAGCCCCATCGCCCCCATCAGGAAGTCCCTGTAAGAGGCGAACGCGTCTTGCACATCGGGGCTAGCGGCGGCCATCGCCGGTCCGCTCATGAAGGCGACCAGCACCCGCATCTGGAACTCGGGCTTCGCGGTCGCGGGCGTCACCACCACCTCGCCGGGCGTTTCCCCATCGCCATACAGGAGTAGGCAGTTCCGCACCACGGTCTCGTAGGGCGCCTGCCACTCGTCCATCCACATGGCGAAGTCGAGGCCCTCCTTCAGCGCGAAGAGCCGGAATCCATCGGGATCCATCAGCGGACCCGCTGGACTGTCCGCCATATAGAGGTTCATCGCCTCGTCCTTACGGGCCACCTCACTGCGCGGACTCCGCTCTCGTAGCCCAAAGGTCATGGTCGACACCGTGGGCAGTGGGTTCTCCGGAAAGGAGACGGTCTCCCCATCGGGGCCGATCACCGCTCCCGCCAGCTCCAGCGTCAGCTTCCCGACGGACAAAGGCCGAGGGCTCAGCTTCAACTCGCGGGCCGCGTTGTGCACCGCGCTGCGGTACATCTGCGACCACGCCATGTCCACTCCCCTAGAAGGGCTCGTCAGCGCTCGGTTGATCTGCTCATCGAGGAACTGCAACCCCGCACCGCTATCCACTCGGCCCTTCTCTTGGATGAGGTCCTGGACCGGGTTGATCGCCGTCATCAGCTCCTTCGCCAGCGTGGCGACCTTGCCGGGCACATCTCCGCTGTTGTAGGGCTGCACGGGGAACGGCCGGAACCCCTCGGCGACAGGGTCCGGCTCGTACGGGATGACCCGAAGGCCCTTGCCAACCTCCTTCAGAGCGGCTCGCTCGTTCCATGACCCCGAGGGCATCACGATGTAGCCGTACCGGTCGATGTCGCGGATGTTGTTGAAGAGACTCTTGAGCAGCTTCTCCAGTTCCCGAGAGATCGAGAACAGAAGGTCGAAGGCGCCGATGCCGTGGAAGGTGCCCGACTCCATGAAGCGAGCCCACCCGATCGGGCAATACACCTCCTGGCGGTCGTACACCTCGTCAGCGATCAGGTAGTCCCCACACGTGATGATGTACCGTGCGCAGGTGCCCCGTTGCCCGTCGAGCCACAGCTCCCGGACCTGGGCGACGCCCATCATGTCTTTGTTCTTGGACTCCGAGGAATCCCCATTGGCGCCCTGCATGGAGCCGGCGCCGGCGTTGTACGTCAGGCCGCCGATGGCCATCGACTCGCCCTCAGGCCCCAGAGGCTCCCCAGACTGCTGCTCCCACCATTCCAGCTTCTCCAAGTTGTCCATGATCCGGCGGCCGAACACCTCCTTGAGGAACAAAAGCGGCACAATACGCTGCCGCATCTTCCCCCGTTCCTTGGTGTAGTCGCTCGTCTGGGACGGGAAGGGCATCATCTCACGGGGGTGGACCACCTCCAGGTCGCACGTCAATCCGACGATCGGGTGGTCGATCACGTTCCCCGCAATGCCGCAGCTCCCCAGGACCGTGAAGATGTGGGCGAACTGCGTCTTCACCATCTCCAGCTGGTCGTCGGAGACCACGGAGTCCGCGATGATCTGGCCGATCGCCCGCTGGCGGATGCCTGCAAGGCTGAGACCCTGTCTCATCACCTTCGGTCGGAAGTCCATGGACGCCAACCGTGCCTGGATCCGGTCCAGGGCGCTCATCAGCTCCTGGGACTGGAACTCCAGATTCCCCTCTCCATCGAGATGGAACGCCTTGATAAGGCCCATCGCGGGGTCGAAGACGTCAAACCGCCGGGCGCCGTTGAGGTAGTACCACGCCAGTAGCCACATGGTCCGCCGATAGGCCAACCGCTGCTCTTCCCGCTTTGCGTGGCGGTCGAGGATCTTCGGTAGAACCGTCGGGTCCCTGGTCAGTTGAATCGCGTCAAGGGCAATAGCTAGAGCTCCCCCACAAGGCCTCAGACATCTTAGTCAGCATTTCGCCCTACGTCCGTAGCCTCAGCCGCCGACGGCTTCGTCGTCCGGCACCTCGCCCTCGCCGCCGCTCCACGGGGTTCGTACCCTGGCATATAGGTTCGCAGGAGCACCTCCTGAAGCTTCTTGTCGACCTCCGGGTCGCTCGGCGAACCCGGCGCCTTCACCCCTTGGTCCCCAGAGATCTTCACGGCGTCGCGGTCGATGCCCAGGATCGCTGCGTAGTACACCTTCGCCATCGCGTGGTAGAGGGACACCGGGAGGGTAACGGTCTGGACGGGGTGGTTAGACTCGGGAATCATGGGTTTCGCTCGGTCGGCTGCCTGCATTCAGGATCTCAAGGATGTCGGCGGCCGGCACCTTCATCCAGTCCACCGCGTGGGCGTTGAAGTGCCCGTGCTCGTCGGTGTAGTTCCCCGCCTTCAACTGCTCCAAGGGCGTCTTTCGCTCCTCTGGCGCGTGCCCGCTGACGCGAAGCCGCCCACGGAGGATAAGTGTAGACATCGCGACGGTGTCGATGACGTCATCGTTCTTCAGGCCGCCGTCCAACACCTCGGGGTTGAACCCCTCGATCTGGTCGAAGAGCATCGACCACGGCATGCGATTCCGCATATGGAGGGGGAACTTGATGCGGCCATACTCGAATCGGGGCTGCAACGTGGCGATCTTGGCGGTCTTCTCCGCCACGCCAGGGTTGAACTTCTTGATCGACGGCATGAAGCTCACGTTGTAGATGTCCATCTGCCTCTGACGAACGATGCTGTCGAGCGTGTTGTAAAGCACGATACCCTGTTTGATGGTCTCTACGTGCACCGTGGGACACCGCCAGCGGGACGCCATCCGAAGAGTCGCCTTGATCAGCTCTTGTTCGTGGCACTGCTTGGCCCAGAGATCGAGGACGAAGAGGTCCTGATCCTTGGTGATCGCCATAAGGGTGGCGACCTTGTAGTCCGAGTCCTTGCCGGTGGTCCACGAGTTGTCGGTGGTGATGAAAAGCCGAGACTCCGCGAGGAAGTCCGCCATTCGCAGGCCTCGGGGTACGCCCTTGCTGTCCACCCACTGGATGCGGGCATTCGACAGCCGAGGGGACTCCTCTAGGGCGTCATCGGCGTCGGTGATCTGGTAGCCGTGCTTGTCGTCGGAGAGGTTGCCGAAGAACTGGTCTTCGGCGGTGCCCGGCATCGCCATGTACTCGCCCAAGAAGACGGAGCTGCCGACCTTCTCTCGGATCTCCTCCAGGGTCTTGCACTCGGGTCGAGCCTTCAACCGTCGCTCTTCGTCGTTGGCCGGCCACATCTCCGGCCAGCAGCTGATCAACTCGCCGTTGGCGCCCTCGTAGGCGGCCTTCACCACGTATCGAGACCATCCGTCGAAGCGGGGCTCCACCGCGCGGCGCTGGCCGTGGGCGTCGACGTACGTCTGGAGGGCGTGCCAAGCGAAGTGTCTCCGCGACACGAAGGTGGCCAGCCAATCACAGCCGCAGCCGGGGCGCATGACCATCGGCAGGACGACGTTGAAGAGGAACTGCCGCATATTGTCGCGGACCTGGGCCATCGACGTAGAGGCCTTGGCGTCGTACTCAGGGTCATCGAGACGGAATCGTCGAGGACGACTGCCACGCAGCTTGCCTTCGGCGGAGACGCACCGGATATAGGACCCGTTGCGGAGCATCAGATAGTTCGTGGAGTACGTGGACTCGCCGCGCTTGGGGACGATCTCGCCACCGGGGAACTCCGGGTCCCAGTCGTCCCTGATTCGGGGATTGTCGCGGAACTGCATCTTCAGCGTGAGACCCATGTTCGTCGCGTTCTCGTTGGTCGACGTCGCGTACGTGATGGAGTTCACGGGCCGGCTGAGCAGCAGCAGCGCGTTGTCCTTCTTCACGAGCGTGGATTTCGCGGAACCACGGGGGGCGATGGCGATGTTGGCGTCGGAGGTGGCCCACTGCCGAACGATGTCCCAGTGAAGGTCCGGCGTCCGCATGGGCTCGTCGTCGTAGAACATGGGGTCGAACTCGATCTCCGGGTTCGGCCACAGATACCACAAGTCGAAGAACCGAAGGCTGGCCACGCGGGCCTCCGCCTTCATCTCGATGCTGTTGTAGGGGTACGCGCTGATGGGTAGCATCCACTGGCGGCAGGCGTTCACACGAGCCTGACGTCGTCCGTCAGTCGTGAGCGTCTCGTAGTCCGCAACCAGGGGATACAGGGGATTCCCCTCCGCCGGCGTCAATACCCTCTTTACGTTCAACAGTCCCTCCCACAGCAGCTATGTGCTAGTTATGTGCTCTCTGGTGATGTGGTGACTCCGCCGGCCTTCATCGCGAGGAGGCTCACCGCCGCACAGGCGATCAGTGATCGGAGGATCTCCGCTGGGTGGATGAAGCTGCACTCGGCGATCTCCTGGGCCATCGCCAGGTACCAAGGACTGATCATCGGCATGAACCGCTTGGGCCCCTCCTCGGGGTCTTCCTCGGTGAGAACGGGAGTCGACACCGGAGGACACAGCTCCTGGTAGAGGGCCAGGCCCAGCTGATGATGGGTGCCCCACCACTCGCCGGGGAGACGGATCCCGAGCTCTCGGAGGTGGCCGCCGCCGATCTGGGCGATCTCCGACTCCGACAGGGATCGGAGGACGGTGTGCAGCTGGTCACTGAGGCCCTGCCGGCTCACCGACCGCCGGATCAGCTTGCTCTCCGGAAAGTCCAAAGGTGTCTGCGGATCGGGCGCCGGTGGGGTTGTTGTGGGCGCTGAGAGCTCGCACGATTTGCTCGGCGGGGTCAATGTCAGCGGAGCGAGGACGGGGGCGGTGGTATTCCGGACGGCCGTAGGCGCCGCGATCTTCGGCTCCTTCGCCGGCTTGGGCATCGGCGGCTGCTTGGTTTTGGACTTTGGCATTCGTTAGGTTCTCACGGGCGAGGGCGGCCAGCACCGGGCTGGTGGCCATCGTGACCGACTGCTCGATCGAACCATCCTCCTTTCGAGTGGCAGTGAAGTATACGGACGTTGCTTGCTTGATATCCCGCAGCAGAGCGCGGAACTGAGTCTGGGCCTTGAGCCGGACCTTGATCTCGTGATGCTCCATCGCCTCCTTTAGGAGGGCGAGCTCGTCGGCCAGCGTGATGCCGGACGCCTCGATCGCCGCGAGGATGGCGTCGGGGCTGTAGAACCGCTCGATGAGCGGGTGATCCGCTGGCTGGTTGCGTCGAATGACCGCCTTATTCTCCACACCAGATGTGGTGGTGGGGATAAGTTCCGAGGGCAAGCCAGTGTCCGTGGGCTCCACGAAGGATGTCATTTCGGCAACCTCCGCACAATTCCACCGAGCGCCTCTAGGGCCTTGGGTACCGCCGACCTCGACTTGATGTAGAACGGAGAGCTCTCCAGAGCACCTGCGGCGCCTACGAGAGTCTGTCCGCGAATCGCGGAGGGTCGCTCCTTGGCGATTTTCTCCAGGATGGCTACCTGTGTCTGCTTGGGTAGGAGTGAGAAGGCCTTGGGGTCCTGGAGTTCAGGAGGCAGCGCTTTGCGATGGATGCGATGCTCGGTCTGGGTGTACTCAGTAGGCTCGGGCTTGCCGGCGTAGGACTCGTGGAGCCGGAATCGCTGCTGTCGGGAGTTGGCATCCGCGAGAGCTTCCTCTTCCGGGCTGGGATACAGTGGTTCTTCGACCTGGCGGGCTTGGACGTTCTTCAGGTTGACGATGTTCCCGAGCACGGGGCCCTTGGTGGTGCGGACCGGCTTGCGGAGCTTCTGGGAGAACGGCCCCTCATTGAGGTAGATGCCCCAGTTCTTGTACCCCTGCGGTTTGGGGTTCTGCTTCACGTACTCGTAGGGCTTCTCGTCGCTGAGGCCCATCGAATACTCACGAGCCTTAGCGGCTTGGTCTCGCCGGAACCCTTCGAGGTAGGCGCCCCACTGGCCGGACTTCTGGAGCTTCTTGCGCTCCGCCTTCGGGATGCTGGGAAACGAGCCCAGGAGATTGCTAGGGGATTGGGCCTTGAGGAGCTCGCGGTTGCCCAGGCCCTTGCGGACAAACTGGGACATCTTGTCGTGCTTCAGGCTGTTGAGGATCGTGACGCCTTCGGTGTCGCCCGCCTTGACGGCGGCCTCCAGGGCTCGGTTGAAGGCCTTCTCGATGTCCTTGGCGGTGCCCTCCTTGGCGGCCCAGAACGACAGCGGACGACCCGCCACGACTCGCTTGCGAGCTTGGTACCACCGTGCGATCTTATCGAGCGGGAACTCCTCCGCCACCTACTGACCCCCTCATCCGGAAAACGAATCGGCTCAATACTTTATGCGGGCCGCCGGCGGGAGGTCGTTGGCCACTTTCTTGGGCCCGGAGACCTTGGCTCGCTCCTCCGGGGTGAACGTGGACATCCCGCCGTAGAAGCCCATGCCCAGGATCTGGTCGAGCTTGTCCTTACGGTCAAAGGCCGATCCCGCCTTGTCGAGGTCTCCCTTGTCCGTCCAGTAGCGGAACGAGGCCGCTTCCATGTTCCTCTGCGCGAGCATCGGGTCCCCGGTGGGCGTGGCGGGAGTCGACCGCGCGGCGGTGGGGCCGATCTGAGAGGCCCCAGTCGATGAGGTGCCGGTGCCGAAGCTGGGACCCATGGGGCCGCCGGCGTTGTTCTGTCGTGCGCGGTTGGCGTTGACGCCCGTGTTGTAGGACCCGCTGTTCACGTTGACGCGGGAGCCAGTGTCTGGGCCCTTGGACCGGTAGCTGTTGAAAGCCCCACGCGCGGGCTGACTTTCCCCACCACCATATTGGTGGTCCGCTGAGCGGGGTCTGCGGGTAGGGCCCCCGATGCCGAGGCGCTGTAGCTCCTGGGTGACGAGGTCGGCGACCATCTTGGCGATCTCGGGGCTCTGGCCCATCGGCTGCGGTTGCATCGATGCGGCGGGGCCGATGGCGCCGAACTTCGCGGACTGCGGGGTGCCCGGCATCGGAGAGGTCTGCGGACCCAGGGACCCAATGGATCCGACGGGCTGGCTGCCAGCGCCGCCGGGATTTGGGAGGCCTCGCATAGGAAAGTTAGGAATCGGCATCCATAAGGATAGGATCCGAATATGGAATCACAAAATAGTAAGGTCATCCTAGAGAGCCCCGAGCCGATGAAGGTGGCGCAATGGTTGCTGGACACCCGATTCACGGCCGACGCCAGCGTCCCGGCGCTGGTGTACTTCAATGGGGAGTGGTGGGAGTGGTTCAAGGATCGCTGGCACGTCCGGGACCAGGAGTGGCTCCAGGACCAGGTCTACCCCGCGCTGGAGGATGCCACGTATCTTCGGGAGACGCAACACGGCACCGTGAGAAAGCGGCTGAGTCCGACGCCGGAGCTGGTTCGGGGAGTCCTCCAGGCGCTGCGGTCGAAGGCACGGAGGGACTATCGAGAGACGCCCGTGTGGCTGAGGGGGCATCGGGAGAAGCCGTCGCCGGCGGATCAGGTGGCGTTCGACAACTCGCTGTATGACCTAAAGACCGGGAAGCAGATGGTGCGGGACGCTACGTGGTTCGATCATCAAGTCCTCCCCGTGGAGCTGGACCCCAACGCGAAGTGCCCGTTGTGGCTGAAGTGCCTGGAGCAGTGGAGCTGTGGGGATGAGGACTGGAAGACCCTGCTTCAACGGTGGTTTGGGTACTGCCTGATGAACCACCGGAACTACGACAAGTGGCTGCTGATGTATGGGAAGAGCCGAGCGGGCAAGGGCGTCATCGCGAGGATGCTGAAGCGGCTGCTGGGGGAGACGGTGATGGTGAGCCGGTCTCTGGAGGACCTCAACGGGGAGTTCGGGCTTCAGGGACTACAGCGGGCGAGGGTGCTGAACCTGACAGAGCTCAATGAGCTGGACGCCAAGTCGGCGGGGCGGGTGGCAAGCATCATCAAGCGGGTGGTCGGGCGGGACCCCCAGCGGATCAACATCAAGCACGGCAAGGCGTTGGAGAACGTGATTATCAACGCGGCGATCATGGTGCAGACCAACGAGATCCCCAAGCTACCAGATGTGCGTGGTGGGGTGTCGAACAAGATGCTGGTGCTCCCGTTCAACTGGAGCGCATTGGATGCGGGGAACAAGCCGGATCCCGACCTCGACAACAAGCTGGCCGAGGAGTTGCAGGGCGTCGCCATGTGGGCTCTAGAGGGGGCGAAGGCGCTGGTGAGAGGAGAAGGGTGGCCGACGGTGGCATCGGCTGAGGCCGCGATGGAGGTGTATGAGTCGGAGAACAACATCTTCGACAGCTTCCTGAACGATCGGTGCGTCCGCAGCGAGGAGGGGTTCGTGGCCACGGCCCTGCTGTGGGAGGAGTGGCGGGACTGGTGCCGGAAGCATCAGGTGGAGACACGGGTGGATCGCATCCGGCTGCGGAGCCGGCTGATCGATGGATCGACGTGGGGCCTAAGGGCGACGGTACGAAACAATGGACGAACGAAGGGGCTTGTGGGATTGAGCCTCAAAAAGGAGGTCAACGATGCGGGGTAAGGGGGCGTGGTGGGAGGACCGTTACAGCTACGAGAAGGAGGACATGGGTCGGGAGGAGCTGGAACGGCGATTCGGGACGTGCGAGGAGTGCAACAGGGCGAGGTGGCTGGTGGAGGGGGACCTGTGCGCCGACTGCCTCACGAGCCTGGATGAGGAGGAATGAGCGTGGAGGGGATGCGGGAGGGGTACAAGGTGGTGAATCGGAAAAGCGGGTGGGTGCTGGGGAGCTGTGCGGAACGGCCCCACGGGGAGCTGTACCCATCGATTGAGGATGTGCACCGAAGGATTGGGAAGCGGTACTGCAAGAGGGTTTGGCGGGTGGTGAAGGGGCGGTGGCGTTCGGAGGATGTTCGGTGGTTGAGGGACCAGTGACGACAGTGACGATGGCCGACCGTCACGCGTGGAGTTCTTTATAGGGTAAGTGTGTGTCTTTATCTCTCTTCTTTTTTTAGTCGTCACTACCGTCACTAAGAAGAAAGAGAGAGGGGGAAAGGGCGGCTGGCGGGGGTGGGGGATGGGGAAACCCTAACAAAGGGCGAGCGTCACTTGGGCGTCACGGATTGACGGCTGGAGGTGTCACTTGAGAGGGAGAGTTTGTGAAAAACTTCACGGACGGGGGCAGTGACGGC